ATGCAAAAGCCAGTCAAGCGCGGTAATTCTTATCGCATCCAAGTAAAATACAAACATCTCCGTGACGCAGCTACAAGAGACACCGCTAAAGAGTGTACAGATTGGGCAGCACGTCGACTTATGGAACTCCAGCTACAATACCAAGAAGAATTAAAAAAACTCGAACAACCAGATATCCCTTTTTCCGAACTATTCACCCAGTACTACGAAAATGTAGGTAAACATAAAAAAAGCTGTTCCTATATAAAGAACTATCTTAAACGTCTCAACTATTATTGTGGCCATCTAGCAAATACTTCAATTTACGATATTACTCCACAAGATATGGTTGCCCTCAGAGATCGTCGTTTAAAGGTGGTTAAATCAAGTACGGTCAGCCGAGAACTAAGTCTATGTTCAGCTGTATTCACATATGCTGTCAGTGAATTATTCTTATTAAAAGATAACCCTGTTCAAGTTATCAAAAAGCCATCTCTACCGCCGCCACGAAATCAACGAATCACAGATGAACATGTAAAAATCATTCTGGCAGGTTTAGATAATTACAATGAAGAAAAAGAACCGGTTACACCAGCTCAAGAGGTAGCCTGGGCATTTCTGTTTGCTATGGAGTCCTCTATGCGTAGAGGTGAGATCTTGGGTATTCATGACATCCATGATTTTGGGGATTATGTACATTTACCAGATACTAAAAATGGCAGTGCTCGGGATGTGCCTCTGACAACACGCGGACGTAAATTGCTGGATCTGTTAAAGGGTAGAAAAGGGAAGTTGCTTAAACATAACAGCAATTCATTTAGACTTATCTGGCAACGGAATTTAGCCAAAGTGGGCTTGAATGGAGTTATTACTTTCCATGATACGCGCCATGAGGCCATTACACGTCTGGTAAATATTCAGAAAATCCCGGTTGAGATCCTCGCTAAAATTACAGGTCATAAAACCATTAATGTGCTGGTGAACACTTACTATAATCCAAGTGCATCTGAGATTGCCAAAATGTTGAATGCTGCATAAAAGAAAAGCCCCTTGATAGGGGCTTAGTTTTTTCTCTTTGCACCGCGTTTTATTTTATGGCGATTATTTAACACTGGGATAATCTCTAAAGGATCATAGGAATACTTACCGCCCGAGCCTTTATTAAATGGTTTTAAAAATTCAATTACTGTGGTGCGAGCCATTTCATAACGTTCCATTACCCATTTGGTATCAACCCGGTGAGGGAGCTCCTCAGATTTCAATTCTAAAACTTTGCCCACTTGCGGTATCACATCTTGCAAACACACTCTTGGTGGTTTTTCTGATTCAACAACAATTATATATTTTTGCATAATGCTCATGCTTTTACCTGTTATGCAATGTTCTCCAGAAACAACCGCATGGGTCAACAATACGATCGCTTCTGGAGAACATTGCTAAGAATGTTCTCTTGTTTAGAAGTGTGGTTTTTAAATTTTAGGTCTAATAGGGTTTCTGAAATTCTTCATATTCCCATCTGCAAAAACTTTTAATTATTTAACTTTTCAAAAGACTGCGTGCGGGCAGCCTTCTGATTGGTTAACAAGGAGACTGAGACATCCTTAATCATTTCATTACCTTGCAGGACCTGTTGTTTTGCCTGGAGAGCTGTCGTAGCCTCTACACGTCCTCGTAAGCTGCCTTTGCCGTGAAGCTTGGCCACATACTTAAAGATGTAGGTTTTTACGCACTCCAACCCTCCATGTCCTTTTTTGCCTTGCAGGCCTGCACAATCTGGGCTTCATAGCGAGTGCCTTTAAATTGTTTATAGATCGGTCCCAGATCCACTTCTTTGTCTGCATGATGAATCGCATTTAAGGCCTGCTGAAAATCCTGAGTCAATTGCTGTGCAGCATTGACAGGGGCCATCTGGTTTTGTGGCTGCGGTTGTCGTTGTTGCTGAGCCGGTTGCTGGTTCTGATTGCGCTGCTGATTTTGAGCAGGAGCATTCTGCTGGTTGTTCCGGGCAGGTGCATTGGTCTGTTGATGGAAAGCATCCGTATCAGCATCTTGAGTATCATCAATCAGGAACAGACCATTCAATGCATATTTACGCGCATAAGAACTGGATGAGCCAAAAGTCTGCGCTACATCCATCCCTTTTTTATTGATCTCGACACCAGCATGAGCGGTGGTCATGGTTTGTTTGCCTTGTGCATCGGTAAAGACTGCTTTGGCCGTGATCACCACGACCGGGCCGATCTCTTGTACTTCATCAGTCACCACAAGGGTAGCGCCGTATTTTTGCAATAACGGCTTAACACCTTCGAGAATGTCCTCAAGACTACGGTAATGGAATTTACCGAAGCTGTTGTATTTGCTCTTTGGTGCTTTTAATTCAAGCTGGATAAGTTGTAAGGCATCAAGTGTGGTTGCCGATGCCATTTGCTGATTCACTGCTGCATTCATCTTAAATCTCCTTAGGCACCGTTGTACTGCGCGTTACGGTAGTCAATACGTTGTTCTTTGCTATAGCGTGGAGTTTGGCTTTTGGCACTGCGTTGAATGGCACGTTGGTAATTTACGAGCTTCTTGATATTACCTTTTAGCCAATACACAGATAATTCTTCCTCATTGATCGGGCGAGGCTCGCTATCTGGCGTTTCCTTAACGAGGATAGAGTGCCAGTCAAAAGCAGCAGCCTGAATGCCACCGAAGAATTCTGTATCAAAATCAGGGGTGTAATTTAACGATACGTTGACCAGATAAATTTTTGGGCCAAGGCGTACGTTGTAGTAGCCATTCATGTCTTTACAGATGAATTCTGCGAATGGTGTGGTATAGCGTTTCTTTTGCATGACAGGCTCCATATTACTGGTCTTACCCTGTGTATATGATGCTGAGTGCCCAGTATTTACAGGGCTTTCAAGACGCTGTGCGTCATAGCTTGTCGGTTGTATTTTGTACGTTTTTGAAGAATGAAAAGATGCTGGAGTATTCATTGAATAGACTCCTTTTCATCTTTGATTAAGTAATAGGTAGTGCATTTACAGCGGGGACAAACGGAATCCTGACAACTAACGCCATGTCGTTTGGCTTTTTTCCAGATACGATCACTTTCTAAATGTTTATTGCGGCAGCGGCAGCATTTGACCAGATTATTCTTTTCCATGACTTATCCTCCAAAGATGCTGTAAACAGCAGCAGAAAGGATTAGCCAGAGTAAGAAAACCACTAAAATAATAGGGAAGAGCTTAAGCGCATCTTTTAGATTTACTTTGATGATTTCAAGGGTACTGACCTGAAGATCAGCAGCAGTAGGGTGCTGGTATAAACGTTGGGACGTTTGACTAGGTATAGGCTTTTGTTTCATACTTATCTCGCAGTGATGCAAAGCACCCATGAGTTCGAAGGCAGGGGTGCTTTTTGTTGTCTGTGAGATAAATATTACCAAAAAGGTAATTTATTGCAATAGGTAAATTACCTTTTTATACGTCTAATGATTTGTGATCAGCAGTAAAAATCCTATTGTGAATAAATGGTTTTAGTAGATCATTTAAATGAGTTACTGAGGTAGCTAAAATAATTTGAGTTTTATGATCGAAAGAATCCACTGTTTCTTTAATGATTTTTTGCAAATTCATATTTCTTTCAGGTTCAATACCACCATCATCGATACCATCTAGTAATAAAAATCTTGGAAATCTTATAGTTTTAATTTGATCAGCTGTTTGTAGTAATGCTAAATGGAACATTTGTCTTAAGACTACCATTGAACTTTCACTAAATTTATTCTTATTGTTAATATAAATCTGATTATCAGTAAAACTGATATTAATATGTGTAGGGTTGATGAATTCTTTTTCACGAGGAATATCTTTTTTTAGCAATTCAGATAAATTACTATTTAGTTGCTTCATGGTTTTAGTTCTATGCTGATAACTAGCTTCTTCTAAATCGTGAATTTCAGACTCTAATGTAGTGATATCACTGCTTAAATCTTTAATTCTTTCTTCTAAAGAGTTTGATTCATCATAAAGTGGCAAAATTTTAGTTATTTCTTTGATCTCATTATCAATTTGTCCAATTGTAAAAGAAGCATTAGAAATATTTACTTTTTCTTCATCAGACCAATGCTCTGTTAAAGAGCTTAATTTATTAGATAGCGAACTAATTTCAGCATTAATATTATTTATTTTAATGGTGATTTCATCTATTTTACTTTCTCTATTTTTATTAATTTTTTTTGATTCATCAATTTGTATTATTAGCTCATTTTTCATTCTCAATAATGGACTAGTATCTGGATCATCAGATATTTCTCGGGCACATTTACATAAACTACAAGTATCTGATGGCATGCTATCTAATTTTGATAAACATGAAGGACAAAATTCAAAATCAACTTTTGAAATGTTTTGAATAAATTCAGATTCATCTAATCGATCAAGTCTATCCAAAAGCTCACTAATGAAAAATTGGGAATCCAGTGAATTTATAGATAATTGATTTTTTTCATCTTCTAAATTTTTCTTTTGAAGAACTAATTTGTTAAGATTTTTATTTAATATGTCAATATTTTTTAAGTTTTCATTCTCAATCTTTTTTGGAGTTTTCTTTTGATTGCTCAGTTCAGTTTTCTTTTTTAATAACTGATCTTCTAATTTTTCAATTCTATTTTTAGCAGCTGTTTTATTAGAAAAAGTGAATATAGATTTTTTAAAAATATTTTTTAAAAAATTTAACTCTGTAGTTACCTTATTTTTTTCTTTAACCTTTTCTTTTAACTCAACTTCTTTTACGTATAGTTCATTATTATAAAAACCAAGAAGATATTCACCAATAGTTTTTCTTGTGAGTGCATCGTCAAACATTGCTGTCGTAAGAATGGGTGAATGAATAAAAGGCTGTGCTGCGTAAATACATCTTAAAATTTGATGTACAGTAAGGGTTGATGAAGCCTCTATTTGAGCTTCTTTATTATCCATTAAATTAAAAAATATTTGCGAATAACTGATTTTTTCTGATCTATTTATTGGGAAAACATTCCACTCATAATCAGACACTTTTGTAATATCCAGCTTCTCAAAGGCAATAGATATTGGACGTCTAGATAATGTGGAAATTTCCCTTTTTAAAAGAACTATTGAATTATTAATTTTTATTTCTAGAAAAGAAGTATCACAAATAAGAGCCTCTTTCTTTAAAGGAACATCTTCCATGCCTAAAGTATAGGCTATTAAATCTAATATTGTTGTTTTTCCCGATGAATTAGAACCAGTGATTATATTTAAACCAGGCTCAAATACCCCATTGAATGCAATATTATTTTCTTTTAAAACTACTAGTTTTACAATTTCAATTGATGGTTCAATAATTTGCATACCGATATTCCATAAGTCCAGAACGAGCTTTTAAACCCTTTTCACCATTTAAGTCAATATTTAGGAGTGTAACTACTAATACTATAGGAAGTAGCTGATTTCCATAGAATGAAAAGTGTGAAAGATGCCTTTTCAACTCAGAAGTAAATCTTTTATCAGTTTTTTTTATGTAACCTTTTTTATAGTTTTCAACATCCAAAAAACCTTGAGAAATAATATTCATTAATGCTCTTTTTTGAAGAGTATTAATTTTTTTAAAAGTTTCATTATTGTTAATTGGATTTCTATATTCTTTTCTTATATCTTTGAAATTATTTTTAGTTTCACTCAAATCAAGTGGAAACTTAAATTCCTTTATACAAGCAGGATATGCAAGATAAAAATCTATAATTTGAATTTTATCAGTCTCTATTATTGTTTTCTCATCTAGCATATTAAGAATATATAATATTCTAAAAACACAATGTGATACATCAAATGCAGGGCTATAAATCAACATTTTAGATTGTCCATTTAATATGGCAATTACCAGCTAGATAATACATTAGGCCATACATTCTCTCTGTAGTTATAGATTTTCCAGTTCCATCAAGTATACTTAGAGCATTTTCTATAACCATATTATCAATAATTGCATCAATAGCATCCCTCGGCTTTTTCATTTTGATTGCTGGTATCACATATGCTTTATGCTTAGTAGCTATCGTTGAAAGAATATGAACTAGAATATAACGGCTAGCATTAGAAGCTTCGTACATTGTTATGAATTTTACAGTATCTTCTTTCAATTCTAAAGCATCTTCAACTAACTCTTCTCTATCAGCCTCTATAAGTTTTTGTTCAAGAGTCTTCATTTCTGATTTTGGAGTTAGGTATCGATATAGACTATTTTTAGTCTCTTGATATGTTTCATCATCAACAAAATTATCTGAGTTTTGCAGAATACGTAAATACATCTGTGCAATAGTTCTAGTGGTTTTATTAGGGATGATGTTTAAAGTATGTTTAGTACTATTATCATCGCCACCAACTAGTTTTACTTCACTAGCATTAATTTGATTTTCATTCTGATTAGTTGTTGAAAACATAATTTATTCTTTACTATTATCATCGCCGCCAATAAACTTCACATCTCCACGAGCTTTAACTTTATTGTTATTTTGGTTTGTCGTATTTTTATCTCTTTTATTAATTGTTTTTTGATAGGTAATAGTAAGTGCAATAGCAGAAACCAACCCTCCAATAAAGGTTAAAATTTCAACAAAATGCTCATTGATAAACTCAATCATAATTTTCTCCGTTAATTTAAACTTCTCTATAAAGACCAACTACTTTTCCAACCAGCTTACATCCCTCACGGAGCCCTATGATCTTTTCATGCCATTTAGGGTTCAAGGGTTCTAAATACATACCATTGCTTTCTACTATCAATTTCTTGAAAGTTGCTTCCGTTTCTCCTTCACAGGCAACAATAACCAAATCACCTGTTTTTAAATCATTTGCTTGAAAATCTGGATTTACATATATTTTGTCCCCTGGACGAAAGTCTGGAAGCATCGATTCTCCAACAACCTCTAAACCATAGCCGTTTTTTCCACATTTAGGATTAGGCGGTAACCATTCTTCGAATAATGTTCCCGTAGGTATACTTTCAGCAGTTGTCCAGGTTCCAGCTTGTATCCATGAAATTACTGGTATTAATCGACCAGAAATAGGAAACTGATTAGCTATATTGCTATCGAAGCTATTAATATTGTCTCTATCCTCATGTGGTATATCTAACCAACCATGGGGTTTACCAAAAGCTTCTTCTATTTCACGAGCTACTTTATTACCGATTCCTTTGATGGGAGTTGTCCCTGCAAACTGACTTGTTTGTGATTGGCCTTTATTAATCTTATTAGCAAAGTTAGAAACACCACCAACTTGGTCAACTAATATGCGGGTGTTGTTATATCTAATAGTTTTGCTGTCCATACATTAACTCAACTTTTTAGCAGTATTTGCTATATAAAATACCTAACAGGTAGTTTTTTAAGAAGAAAATACCTAGTAGGTGTAATTTTACTTTTATCACCTTAAAGGTAAACAAGAAAAAAGGTTGTATTTGCATTACCTAAAAGGTAATATTTAGATTGATTAAAGAGGATCAATCTATGCGATTTAGAGACTTCATTTTAAAAATGACTCCTGAGCAATTAGACAAATATGCAAAAGCTGCTGGTACAACAAGTGGTTATCTAAAGACACATCTTTTATATGGATATAAAGAACCACGTAGAAAGCTCCGTTCAGCTTTAGTTAAAGCAAGTGATGGACAAGTTTCAGAACAGGAAGTCCTGCAACATTTTGGATTGTATCCAGTTCAATCATTACCTAACCAAAATAGTAATGAAGTAGCCATCTAATAAACACGTTCAAAAGGACTCGCAATGAACATATTAGATGCGGCTTACCACACGGTTCACGACTTTAAAGGCGGGGCAAATGCGCTTGCATCACGTATGGGCATCAAAAGCCCGGCGGTGCTCAACAGCAAGGTCAACCCAAACACGGAAACACATCACCTGACTTTGCTTGAAGCGACAAAGCTGATGGGCATAACAGGGGATTTTCGGATACTCCAAGCGATCTGCGCAGAACATGGCAAAGCAGCTATCGATCTGCCGGATATACCTGAGAGCAAAAGAGACAGTTGCCTGATGGATACTTTTCTAAATATCGGTATTAAGAAAGGCAACGTAAGTAAGCAGTTTAGAGAAATGCTTGCGGATGGGCGAATAACAAAAGGTGAGGCAATCGACATGGCAAAGGTCATACATGACATGCATGTACTGCTTGCCACGCTGGAGCAGCAAATTAATGCCTGCATTCAGGACCAATAAAAAAACGTTTCCTGTTTTGAGCAGCGGAAGCGGTTTTATGACCTTTATTCATACTTGCTAAGCGAGAAGAAAATATGAACAGACACAATCTAGCAAAACAGGCTGGCAAAGACAAACAGAATTCTGATTATGTGAAAGGCGACGTAGTTGTTTATATCAGTGGTGGCAACAACGCACTTCATGAGATCTACAAAGTTCATAGCAACACTTGCGTTTCTATTAAACCGCTTAAAGGAAGTTTATTACTTCAACGAGTTACATCAACAGCGTTATTACGTCATGCCACGGTTACAGAAATACAGGCAGGTAAGCGATCAGGCAATACAGATTTAGTCATTCTGGATATGGGTGACGATCATGATATTGAAAACCACATTTCAAAAAACTGCCGTGTGATTAGCAATGATTTTTCTAAATTCCTGAGTAGAGCGCTGAATGCTCAAAAGGAGATGACATGAGCCACAACAACCAAACCAAAGTAGATGAAAGAATCTTCTGTGATCTCTGCCATACCAAAGAAATTTTTTATCCAATCCACCGTATGAGTCGGCGCATTTGCTTATGTGTTGAATGCGCCCGTGAAATCGCAAATTTGTATGTTTATGACTTCGAGTGCCGATGGATCGATCCAGATTATGCAGACAAGTATGAGAATTCTAAGAATGGAGGCAGGTCATGAGCAAGTTCGTACCAAACTCATTTCAAATTACGAATGCCTTTGTTGATGAAGCAATGAATAAACTCAGTGATGCATCTGTGAAGATCTATTTACTGATTGTGAGAAAAACTCGAGGCTGGGGGAAAGATAGTGATTCACTTTCATTAAGCCAGTTGGAAGAGCTTTCAGGCAAAAGTAGACCTACTGTTGTTAAATGCCTCAATGAGTTAGTCAAAGTCGGATTAGTAAAGAAGCATCCTCCTTCAATCTATGGGAATGTCTATTCGCTAATTGATAACTACAATATTGGAGAAAGAATAAAATTCCCTGGTAAAAAATTTTTACTAGTCAAAGAATTTAGCTTCACCAATACAAGCTATCCACGCGTACTGGTTAAAAATTTTAACCACCCTGAAAATTCTCGAAATCACGTCAGTCCAGAAACACCTAATAGTGGGGAAATCCGCCTCAAGTGTCATAGTAAAAAAACTTTACTAGTTAAAAATTTTAACCTCACTAGTAAAAATATTTTACCGCTGCTAGTTAAAAATTTTTACACACAAAAAACACTATCAAAAAAAACTAATCAAAATAAAAAAAAGAGCTGGTTGGTTTTGAAAAAATTGAAAGATCAGATTGCTTCGGCAAATGATTCAATTCCAGTTGAGAAAATTACTGACGCGAAGTGGTTCAAACGAGAACTTGAGGCATTTGAGAATTTCAATGCAGACAGGAACCATAATCCTGATTTCAAAATTTACTTGTTTGCAGACTGGTTGCTGAAGGCATATTTCAAATACGAGAAACAAGCTACTTCACAGTTGAAATCAGAAGGGCGAGTTCAAGTTCCACAGAATGCATCAAAGGGATTGAGCGACAAACAGAGATATTTCTTTGCAAGCAAGTTATCCCGGTTACCTGAGTTCGCTAAATATTCACATGGTAACGAAAGCTACGAACAACTGGCTAAGCGTTTGGAATCATTGCTTAAAGATCCTGCAAATCTCAAGAAGTGGGCTGAGTACCTGATCAACATAAGCAATGAATACAAGGGGAATGCAGCCTGATGAGTAGCATGAGCCTTGCCCAGTACCGGGAAGAAATCCTTAAGCTGTCTCGCCAAACAAAAGTGACCAAATCCAAAGCAAACAGGAAAACCAAGTCTAGAGCTAAATCCCAGCAGCAGGAACCAAGCGAAGGTGAATTAATCCTGATGCGAGATTTAAGAGCCTTAGGCATTGGCTTTGAACCTGAATACAAGTTTCATCCGACACGCAAATGGCGTGCAGATTTCCTGATCAGCAATACCAAGATCCTGATCGAGGTTGAAGGCGGGATCTGGTCAGGTGGAAGACATACACGTGGCACTGGTTACATCGGTGACATGGAAAAATACAACGCAGCAGCAATTTTAGGATTTCAGGTTTTACGGTTCAGCACACAACAAGTGAAATCAGGTTTAGCAGTACAACAGATAGTGCAATTGGTAAGAGGTATAAAATGACATTGGTGATTGAAAAGATGCATATCATGCAGGCAATAGATTGGTCACGATTCGATTTGGAAGGCTGGTTATACCAGTTCGGTGCCTGGCTCTATAGCCATACTGGTCCATGTGGCCAGAGTATCAATCCAATTGCCGTAGCGATGGATAACGCTGCTAAAACCCGACATGCCAAAAAGCTGACAAAGAAGAAAAGTAATCAAGTCATCGCTGACTATATTTCAGATGTTTCTCCTGAGCCAACACGACCAAAGCGAGGCAAAGTCACTTGTGCAATTAATGATAATGAAGCACGTGCTGTGCAGCGTTTAATACTGGATATGTTTGGCCGGAGCGAAATCATGGACGAATGGCTAGATGCTATAGTTGATCGCTACTTTCGAGGTCAGTCATGGTCTGAAATGGCAAATGAAGAACGTACTCAAAACGATGCCAGACAAGACGTTAAATGTGGTTTAGCAGCGTTGCATTGTCGGTATGGGTTTATTGGGTTTTAGCTTAAAACTAATAAAATATTTCAAAAATGATTTAGTAATTTGACTGGAAACGTTTAAGACGCGTTAGGCTAAAACCTATACCTAAATGTGTTAAATGTTTTCAGAATAATACTTAAAATATGGAATAATGCTTTTAAAATTTTACGAGTAAGCGCTGACTTATTTTTAGATAAAAATGTCATGGAGCTTTAAGCAAGTACTTACTTAAGTACTTAATTTTCTGGAAAAGGTATATGTCTGAATCAAATGAAGATCATCGTTTGACTCCTGAGCAACTTGAATCAATTGGTAAGTCTCTATATGGGACAAGTTTTAAGATTCAACTTGCTGACTTCTTAGGGGTCGATCGGCGAAGAATAAATCACTGGTTAGATGGTGATCGTCCAATTCCAGTAGGGATTACAACTGAATTATTAGAAATTGCAAGAAAACGAAAGGAAGCGATTGAAGGAGCAATTCATCTATTAGAAAAAATTCTAGAGTAGTAAGACTTGACTTGTGCTCAATATGGGCACAAAATTGGATTAAAACAGAGCAGTAGGGCGCTGTTACCATTAGGTGGTATTTCCATGAGCATATTATATTTTCAAAATTTCCAATCAATTTGGAAATTCATTTTTTTCATTAAAACAATTGAGATGGGGAGTGCATATTAAAATGAGATCCCTTAATCAATTGTACGACGCAAGCGATATCGCAGATGGCTATGCTTTGGCTTATGAGCAGGTAGCGGATCTAGCCGTAATGATAGGCGCCGTCCGGAATCTGTGTGAGAAGAAAATTCAATATATCAACAAAGTTTATGATGTACCTGAATCAGTATTCCTAGAATTGAAACGTATTTTTAATATCATTGATGGATTGATTCAGGAGTTTTTAGAGTTTAGTAAGGCTCAGGAAGATTCCTATAAGTGCTAAAAAAAAGCCTGTCAAATGACGGGCTTTTTAATAAGAATGTCATTAAAAAATTAGGTAAATAATCATGCATAATTTTTATTTACAATAATTAATAGACTGTATTTTTTCAACTGGATTAAAAATATCAATAGCTACTATTTCTCTTTCTTTAGGAATTCTGAACGATATGAAATGTGGAAGTGGCTCTTCTTTTTTTGAATTTATATTATTCAAACCTTTTGTAAAACCATCTTCAGTATTACGATAACATGTTTTCTCAATTAGCATGGGGGAGGTGTAAGGTAGTGCATTCTTGGCATGTAATCTAAACTCAAACGGATAATTTTTCATAATATTGTAATAATTTTTTTTGTAGTTTATTTGAACGTAAATAATTTTTTCTCTATCGTTTGGTAGCTCTGTTTTTAAATGATAAAAAGTAAAATCTTTATCTTTAGTTGATATGTTTTTAATTGATATAAGTTCTTTAATATCATAGCTTTTTTCTTCAATTAGCTTGAAGAAAGTTAGCCCCTTATCTGAAAATATACAGAGATTTTTTCCACACAATAATTTAAACATTTTTTTATCTTTATACGTAATATATTTTGTTTGATTAAGTACATCTTGAACGGCTGAATTTTGGCCACGCTCATAAAATTTGAGTACACTTAGCAAAACAATATAAAAACCAAACAATGAAAATACGAGAAAGAAATAGGATAGCATTAGATATTTGGGAAATTTTTTCCTTCTATTTTTTAAGTTGATTTTTAAGACTCTTCTAGCATATTTAAAAAAGAGTACTTTTTTATCTATATTTTTTCTTTTCTTTATATATTTAATCCAAAGTAACTTGAAAAGCCATTCTATTTTGATTTCTAAATGCTTTAATTTGTTTCTATAGATGTAAAGTATAAAGGCTATGATAAGAAAACAGATAATATAAATAATTTTAGGTATAAATATTAATAAATTTGCAAAAAAACCTATATGAACATAGTCAGCAAAATCAAAGTTTAAACTTAAATAATCATATCCGGTATTGTAGGTATAACCTTCAACAATTAATCTACCTGCTTCATACCAATATCCGACTAAAAGCGAAACACCAAAAGCTAAAAAGAATTCCTTAAAATTCATTGCCTTATTCTCATTTTAAATTAATATTTAACAGTTTTTCTCGGTCTGCCTCAGCATTCACAATATGCATCTTTTTATGACAATTCGGGCAAAGGGCAACAGTGTTCTCAACCGTATCAGCACCGCCATGTGCTAGCCATTCAATGTGGTGAGTCTCCAGGTAGGGCTCGCCATTTGCATCTTTAAAAGGAGCCGGTTGCTCACATAGCTGGCAAATACCATTGGCCAAACGTTTTGCTAACTGAGCAATAGAATCCGAACGGATGTAATATTTGGTCTGGGTATTACGATAGCTAACTTCTGTCTGTGCTGAAGCTTTGGCATCTGCGATAAGTTGCTCAGTCGATTTTCTTTTATATTTACGCTGTTTCTTCTGACTGGCTTTAACGATGGTCTCAGCGCTAATTGTAGTACGGGTATCTAATAGCTTAAGCGGGAAGATCCAAACGGTACGATCTTGTTTATTCGCATCCGGCTGAATCTTTTGATAGGGCTCACTAATGAGCGTAACAGGGCCCTGGTAAATATATTCTTTATCTGTGAATACTTCGAATAGATGAACTGAAACGCCGTTAGTATGGCTCTCAGCGAGCGTTTTATTCTGGCTTTTAAGCTCTTGGTTCCCAACTTGTCCCATACCCGTGTAATGAAGTTCATCACCAATCCATCTATCTTCATAGATTGATTCAACGTGATTCGAGATGATTACTAAGGTATTTGTCTTAAGAGACCGGCGCATTCCACCTTGTGGCGAACAACCAAAATATTCACAAAGTCCTGCATTATCTAAAACGGTACCAGGTTCTAAATTTTTAAAATCTTTTGTCATGCTTAAATCTTGTTATTTAGTAAATATTGGACAATAGGTAGATCGGCTGCAGCCCAGTCAAGTTGTTCTAACTCACCAATTTGGCACCACTTGATATCCTGGTGTTCATGTATTACCAATTTATTAATACCCGTGGCTTCACATAAATAAGTGGCCAGTTCAATCTGGAAATCTGGATAAGAATGCTCAACAGTTAAAAGATAACTTTTCACATCAATGGCCAGATTCAGCTCTTCATGGATCTCACGTCTAAGTGCTTGCTCTGCCGTTTCATTAGGCTCAACCTTTCCACCAGGAAATTCATACTTATTCGACAAATACGGGTATTTATGTCCACCTTTTAAAGCACATAAATATTTTCCTTCATGGATGATTACTGCTGCTACAACGCTTAACTTTTTCATGGTGCTGATTATAAGCTAATTTCTTGTTTTAATAACATGACTTGACCCTGCGCAGGGCAAATGCTATTTTTACGTTATAGTGGTCGAAGTATAAGTAGATCATAGAAATTAAAGCTCATCGGAAGGTGGGCTTTTTTATTTTTGATACAAATGTATTGTAGAGATTACAAGTTAGTGTTTAAAAATTACACTTTTTGACTGGTGTTAGGTTTACTTTAGATGGGTTGTTGTCGCATCAACAATTATTCTAGAGGGCGAGGAAATGCCTCAATACTTAAAAATTGCTGAAAAAATATATTCAAAACTTGAAGTGGAAAATAAATTTTCAACAGACCCGCAAGAATTATTGGATTTGATATTTTTACAGCTTAGGAAAGAACTTAAAGATACGGGACTGAAGCTTCGGTGTCATGATGTGGATGTTGAAGACTGTTTTAAGACCTGTACTGACAGAAAAATAAATCTAGATATCAGCATAATACCTCACCATAAACATAAAGATGAGTATAAGCTTTGGTTGGCAAGTTTGGTTGAGAATGTCACTGAAAGTAAGATTAAAAGAAAACCAAGGTATTTTGTTGATATAGGATCTGATATCGATTTTGATTCAGAGCTCAGGAAATTGCTTTGGAGTTATTCTAAATCCAAGTCTACTGAAGATATCGCTACTTACTTTAATAGTCAGGATTATAGAGATCAACATAATTAATCATCACTCACAAACAAAGGAAAAAAGAGGAGGGAAGAATGTTTATAGATTTAAAAAATGGATCTTGTATTAATGCTAGTGAAGTCCTAAGTGCCGCTTTTTCAAAACAATCAGAGGCTTATGTCGTCAATATAAATTTTAAGCCTCATAACAGCCTTAATAAAGAGTCAATCGCGATTAAGTTTGATGAAGCTTTAAAGGCAAATGCATACATTAAAAAGTATTTTAATATTGAGACATACTTCGATTAAATCAGACTAACTCTAAAAAAACCTTCTTCGGGAGGTTTCCTTTTTTGTGCCGCAACTAGCTGGTTTTTTTAGATTTATGTTCATTGAAAATAATTGTTTATATTAAATATACTTCCTTTGCTTTTATTTAATTTATAATAAAATTGATCTATATTTAATCAATGAAGGGTGTGGTTATGACTTTTTACATTGGTGGTCATATGTCTGGTTCCTTAGTTGAAACAGAGGAAATGGATAAAGCTCAAATACTTAAACCTTATAGCCCATACACTGGAATAGCTAGGCCTGTTTGTGTCTATGCCCGTAGGCAAATAAGCTTCCAAGGAACAGTAAAATCATTTTATATACTTGAGACAGAAGAACCAATTGTTCATCGTGATCAGATATTGGCATTGTGGGATCAAGTGGAAACAGATATTTATGTAATTTGAATTACTAATTTAAATTTAGCCCCTACCATTGGTGGGCTTTTTTTATTTTAACCCTTAATCCCACTAGGGCGAGGCCAGTCCACTAACAGAGAGTATTTCAGTATAAAGCAAAGCTATAATTATTAAGGATATTAAAATTTAATTCATAGATTTTTAAGAGGGTGTGATTACCCAATAACTATATTAACTGCACCAATCTTTAATAACTTTACTAACATTTACTCAAATATATAGTATAAAGAGTCTCCATAAGGAGATAAAAATGACAATTATCACATTAAAAAACATTGAAACAGGTGAGAAATTCCGTGTTCAGTCAATCATTGAACCTATTATTAATGCTATTAAGGAAGGAAATAATCAAATAATACATAAGATTAGGTGGTTATATGAAGATACTCAAATTGATGTTGATATAGAGTTTCATGATATTTTAAATCAACAACAGCTTAAAAGATTTATAGGTAGGCAGTATATTATTGATAAAATTGAATAAGGTGTGATTTTTCTTAAGCAGAAATATTTTTCTTTATAGATAAGTTGCTTTTATCTTAAGGAGGAGTTGCATGGTTGAATATATTCCAAATGAAGACCAAGAATTTCAATCCTTAATGATCGCCATAACCGAATCTGCTTTAGAAAAGATGAAAAAAAGGCAGAGAGCAGCTATAGTAAATACCAAAAAACTTAAAAATAATCAGCGAAAAACAAAAAGTGGATTTTCGAAAAAATGATATTTTTAGATTTTTTATAAATCTTTAGAAATGAAATTCATACGATCCAATTGTTATACTTTAAGTAATTAAAAAATTAAATTTATAAATTTGAAAGATAGAAAATCACACATCTTCATAGACATCACATTATTTGAAATGTAAGTAAAATCTAGATATGAAATATTTGGTTTTTTACATGCTATAGTGATTTTTTGTCAGAGTGCAACAGAATGAATATTTTTATTTCTGGTGTTTTGGATGGCCAAATTCTACCGATAGAAGAATACAAATCAGATAGTTTTAAAATTACCAATATAGATACGTTGGAATCTACAGAATATATCCGAAATGTATTTGAGAAGCATCATCTTAAACATATTTTTTGGATACCTGAGAGCCTGGATCGAAAGTATGTATATGAGCGAATTGAAAAATATCTACATGATAAGTAAGGTTGTTAGTTTGATTGGAATCATAATCCGCTAAGTCTTTTGTATTGTAAAAATATATTTGGCTCTATTTTCATAGTAATAACATGATTAGCGCATTATGAGAGTATTAAGATAGTTTTGGATTTGCCAAGATTTTGGTGTAGACGAACTTGCAAGTTATGATGAAGGTGTTCTTAAAAAATTAATTTATAAAATAACAATAAAAAGCCTTACAAAATACTGTAAGGCTTTATTTTTAAGTTAGATTTTTAGCTCGGTGTAGATGTATTGTGATTAGGTTGCACCCCTTTATCGTTTTGATCGGAAGCGGGGGTGGCAGTTGTATCTGGTTGTGGTTTGTTAGGGGTGGTAACTTCGGTATGTTCATTTGCTTGAACTTGCTGGTTTGCTTCATTATCTTTTGTAGCTTTTTTAGAAAAATCTTTAAAATCAGACATTTTAATCTTCTTTACTTCACTGTGGAGAGCCTATACTACGCTTTAAAAGTCGTTACACTACGGTAGTTTTAAGATCTATATGTGTTGATATGTGCTACAGATAAGATTTATCTCGATGAAATATTTCACAAATAAAATCAATTATATATAACTGCTTGAGTCTTATCAGTTAAAGGCCGGATACATGCTCTATAAATTTCAACTAGGTGTACATAAAGCACACATATATATTTTTGTTCAGGAATTCTTTTAAAAATTCTGCAAAATAATAAAAATTGATAGTTAGAAAATTATAGTTTGTATAAATGTACTTCTAGGCATACTATGATTGATTAAACTGGAGCATATTGATGCTAAAAGACATTACAGTTGTTGATTATCAGGGTAGCGAAAGAAGAGCACAGGCATGCTATCTAGAGGAAAATACTGAAATTACACTTTCAAGAAAACGGGTCCAAAGTTCAAAAATTGAATATATTTTGATAAAAGGTGAAATTATTTACCCGACATTAGATTGGGTTTTTAATAGCTCAGATGGTAGTAGCTACTATATAAAATGAAAAGAACCGCTTCGGCGGTTTTTTTTCATGAATTCATACATTGTTAAAAAAACCTTAATAAACTTGTATATTTTATAAATATGCTTTATCAATGCCAATGAGCATATGCGTTAAGGGACTAAATAAGTGATTAAATATATTCCAGATCTTGATCAGGAAGAAGAGACATTGATTACCGCTAAAGTTGATGCCGCCTTAGAGAGACTTAAAAAAAGGATGAAAGTAAATAGAATTATTTATTTGGATAAAGAATTGAAAATTTCTTTAACATTTAAAGTTGAAAGTCATCTTCGTAGTTAATCAAACTTAACTTATCAAAAGATAGTCTTCTTAATTGTACGGCGTTAATGCCTATCAACTAGCCGAGCATATGTCGTCACAAGAAGCCCTGTTAATAATATGTGTTAGCAGGGCTTTTGATTTTCTGTGGTATAAGATTGTATCCACTAATTGCAAGAGGGATATATGTCTGACAACTCAACTAAATGGTTGTGTGTGGGTGGTGTTTTAAGTGGAGAATGGCGAGATCAGCAGATGGATACATTTGATGTTGATCCTTGTGATTTAAATACTCATAGTTATGAACCAATGAGGCTTAGCAATCCTGTTACCAAACAAGAGCAGTATTTCTTTGTATACACAGAACTGAAAGAAGAAGCATATGAAAGGGCAATAAATTTTGCCTTATACAAAAATCAGTAATAGTAAGAGAGCACCTAGGTGCTCTTTTTTATGGGCAAAATTTATGGATAACCAAAAATATTTCCAACTCACCAAAAAGCATCCACCCAAAACCAAACCTAAAAGTAGGCCGCTGCCGAAAGCCAAACAAGCCTATCTAGATACCTTTCAAGATATGGAACGTGCTCTACAGATATTAGAGATCAAGTACGAAAAATTATTCCAATTCAAATCAACAAAGCATTGGCGTTATGACTTCCATCTTATTGAGCACCGGATCTTAATAGAGATTTCTGGTGGCCCTTGGTCCGGTGGACGTAAAGGTAAATTGGCAAATAAAGCTTGGAGCCTGGATAAATATGATGAGGCTTGGGAAAAGGGTTATACCGTTATACGTATTGAATCATCTACTCGATACAAGATTGATGAATCAGGACCAACGCAGATAGAAGCAAGTCATGCTGACCAATGGCTTAAAAGTTTAAAAAGGCATAAATTCAATGAGCCAGATCAGACCATTTCCACCGACGGAATTGATGGATAAAGCCGACGAGGAAGAAGCAATACGCCTTGCACCTGCACCGGATCTTATGGACTGGGTGGTAAAGAACTTTTTAACCATTGGTGGACCACTACATAACCCGGATCATGACCATATTGCTGAGCTCATGCACGATAGTGAAGAGTTTCTGGCATTTGCTTGGGCATCATCAGCATGTGTAGCCAAAAAGCGTATGGTGCTTGGTCAGTGCGAAAAGGTTATGTTTAACCAGGGCGGATGGCGTAAAGCCCGACAAGAGCAGCAGATGCGGGACTGGTTTGGTTATGTGCCAGTTTACCTCATCACAATTGATGCCAGTTTTTGCGAACAGGCCTCAGATCGGGACTTTTGTGCTTTGATCGAACATGAGCTCTACCATATTGGTGTTGAGCGGGACGAGGACGGCGAACCTTTATTGAGTGATATGACTGGATTACCTAAACATTATCTGACTGGCCATGACGTTGAAGAGTTTGTGGGTGTCGTTAAACGATGGGGAGCGAGCGAAAACGTGAAGCGACTTGTAGAAGTGGCGAAGCAAACGCCGTTTGTAAATGATGTAAATATTTCCAAGTGCTGTGGGACATGTTTAATAAGTTGAGCCGTTTGGCTCATTTTTTTTGCCATGTTTCCTTGACGTACCTTGACGGATAGAGAGAAATGGCGACGTTAAATAAAAAGCAAAAACTCTTTATTGTGCAATCACTTGCCGTCTTTAATACCCCACAAGAGACAGTGGTGCTCGTCAAGGAAGAATTTAACATTGATGTTTCACGTCAACAGGTTGAAACATACGATCCAACTAAGGTTGCTGGCCGAGATCTCAGTAAGGAATTTAAAGAGGCATTTGAAGCCATTAGAGAAAAGTATCTTGAGCAGCCGATCCATAAGATCAGTGGAGCAAACGACATCGTTCAGTTAAAGATCCTGAATGATCTGCTCTGGTCTAAAAAGAACAACGTCAGGATGACACTCCAGATTGTTGAGCAGATGCAAAAAATCATGAAGGGATTTTATGACAAGAAGGGTGGTCAGCCAACTCAAGGCAACGGCGGTGAAGCAGGTCAGACCAAAGCTGATGTAGAACTTGAGATTAAAAAGTTAGAACTGCAAAAGCTGCAGCGTGAAGTGAATCCACCGGAGCATCGTCCACCTGGTGAGGATTACAAACTTGTTTTGAATCCTGATGAGGAGATACCAGATGAGCCAATTCTTTAATCCTCCAGAAGGTTCAGTTCAATTAACCCCAAAACAGGCCAATATCTATTTATGGGGCTGGCAGAAAGAAGCGCGTTTTCGTGATGCTGTATGTGGCCGCCGTTTTGGTAAAACGTTCTTGGCCAAAGCCGAGATGCGCAGGGCAGCAAGACTGGCAGCTCAATGGAACGTGTCGGTTGAAGATGAGATCTGGTATGCAGCACCGACCTTTAAGCAAGCCAAGCGGGTATTCTGGAAACGGTTAAAACAAGCTATTCCTGCCTCATGGAGAGCAGGCAAGCCAAATGAAACCGAGTGTTCAATCACTTTAAGAAGTGGCCATGTTATTCGTGTGGTTGGTCTGGATAACTATGATGACCTTCGTGGATCTGGCTTATTTTTCCTGATTATTGATGAATGGGCCGACTGTAAATGGGCAGCATGGGAAGAAGTACTTCGACCAATGCTTTCAACCTGTAAGTACGTGGTCAACGGCGAACAGCGGGTTGGTGGAAATGTTTTGAGGATTGGTACTCCTAAAGGCTTTAACCACTGTTATGACACGTTCATGGATGGGCAGCCTGGACATGAACCAGACTGTAAAAGTTTTTCCTATACATCACTTCAGGGCGGGAATATTCCTGAGTCAGAGATCATTGTTGCGAAACGCAAGATGGATCCTAAGACATTTAGCCAGGAATACGAGGCCAGCTTTGAAAGTTACCAGGGCGTTATCTTCTATTGCTTTAATCGAACGCTAAGCGCATCGAATGAAACGGTTAAGCCGAATGATGTACTCCACATCGGCATGGACTTTAATGTCACTAAGATGGCAGCAGTGGTCTATGTTCGCCGTGGTGAGCAGATGCATGCGGTCGATGAGTTTGTAAACCTATTTGATACACCAGCAATGATTGAAGCAATTCAGGAACGCTATCCGGATCATGAGGTTGCTGTTTATCCCGATGCTTCAGGTGAGAACCGCAAGTCTAGCAATGCCAGTGAAACGGATCTGGCATTACTCAGAAAGGCTGGATTTAAGGTCCACGTCAACAGCAGAAACCCTGCTGTGAAGGATCGAATCAATTCAATGAATGGCATGCTCTGCAATACCTTGTCTGAGCGTCGATTATTCGTAAACGTAATTAAGTGTCCACACTTTGCAAAATGTCTGGAACGTCAGATCTATGATGATTATGGGCAACCGGATAAGAAGTCTGGCTTTGACCATATGAATGATGCAGGTACTTATCCAATCGCATATTTATTCCCGATCGACAAAAAGTCAGCAGGAATGCGCAGGATCCGAGGCATGTCTTAACCAACGCACCTTACAGGTGCTTTTTTTATGGTGTTTTTATGGCAGTTACTGATAGACATCCGCAGTATAAGGCTGCACAAAAAAGCTGGCAGATGATGCGTGATTCCATTGCTGGCGAAGAGCAGATTAAGCAGGCCACAACAAAGTACCTCTCTAAATCAGCAGGCATGATTGAGGCCGAGAAGCAGGGTGACACTACAGGTGAGATCTATAAGGCATATGTGAACCGTGCTCAGTATCCATTATGGGTTCAGGATTCATTACGGACCATGATCGGGTTGGTCTCAAAACTTGAGCCAGATATCGTGATTGAGAGTTCTTTGCTTAAAGGGCTGATCAATAACGCGACCAATGATGGTTTTGGGTTAAAGCAGCTATTTATCCGTGTATGTGTTGAACTGCTTGAATGCGGTCGTTGTGGCTTATTGGTGGACGTAGATGGTGATGGCGTGCCTTATTTCGCTATGTATGATGCGCTTTCCATTATCAACTGGAAAGAGAACAGCATTGGCGGCCGTAAGGATCTCAAGCTGTTGGTGCTCGAGGAGCAATTTGATAATAGCGAAGATGAGTTTGGCCACGAAACTAAAACCGTACACCGTGTTTTATCCATGCAGGATGGTGCTTTAACGGTTCGGTTATTTGATGGGGCTTTACCTGAAGATAAAACGCCAGATCTAGGCGGAAACCAGCTTTCTTTTACGCCGTTTGTATTCTGCGGTACCACAGACAATTCACCGCATGTCGGATCGGTACCACTATTAACCATGGCCAAAGCTGCTTTGAAGTATTACCAGTTGAGTGCGGATTATTACCAGTCCTTGCACCATACAGCGCATCCTCAACCTTGGATTAGTGGTTTAGATGAAGGAACCGATATTAGTGTGACTGGAGTCATGGCCGTTTGGGATCTACCAAAGGATTCAACCTGCGGATATTTAGAAATTTCGGGTGATGGTATTGATATGACCAAAAAGGAAATGGATGCCCAAAAGAATGCAGCGCTTGAAGCTGGTGCAAAGGTGATTGATACCAATAGCCAGGAGTCTGGTGAAGCCCGCCGTGCACGTCAGGATGATCAGCATGCCAGCTTGCACAGCATTGTGATGTGTGCTGCTGAAGCTATTGAACAAGCTCTTAAATATGCGGCTCAGTGGCTAAAGCTGGATCCTTCTAAATACGCATTTACAGTGAAGCCTGAATTTGTCGTAGGGCAATACGATATCAATCTTGCTAAACAACTTTACGAAGGTGCACTAGCAGGCAAGAATTCTTTCCAGACATACTGGGAATATCTGGTGACTGGGAAATTACCAGCACATGAATATAAAGATGAATTAGAGCGTATAGAAGTAGAACAGGAGAGTGCGCCACTATAGAGGTAACGTTTTATGGCAAATCATGATGAAAAAATTCTGTTTAATGTTCTGACCCAGCATCAGGCATATTTATATCGTGCTTCTTCGAGATCCGTGAATGAACTGCTAGGTATCTTTAACGATGCAACGATGGATATGCTGACCCGATTAAATGGTTTGCTTGATGAATTAAGTGATGCCGAGAAGATTGCGCTTGCTGGTGGTCAGTATACAACTTCAAATTTACGCGAAGTTCGGGATCTCATTAACCAGTGGTTTACGTCAATTCATGTTGCTATACCAGAGACGTTCGCCATATCAGCCATTTCATTTGCAGTTTATGAAGCCAATTACACGGCAAAGCTGTTTGGCCATTCAAAGAAAGCTCATAAAGGAGAACAGCTTTATAAAGCAGCGAAACAGGTCCCTTTAGCAGGTGGAGCGCTTGTTGATGAACTTTTATCTAAAATCGCAGAAACTGCCCGTCAGAGAGTGGAATATGCGATTCGTGATGGAATTAATACTGGGATGACGAATCACCAGATTATTAAACGTATCCGTGGTACCAAACGACTTCAATATGAAGATGGGCTTTTAAACAGTACCAAAACTGATATTGATCGTACGGTGAGGACTATACGTACTCATGTCTCTAATCAAGCCTATTTAAACAGCTTTAAAGATCTAGATATTCAATATGTCAGGTTCATCAGCGTACTTGATGGAAGAACCTCAAAAGTTTGCGCTTCATTAGATGGCACTGTATGGGCGATAAATGATCCTGCAAAGCGTGTACCGCCACTTCATCCAAACTGTCGGAGTACTTTGGTCCCAGTTGATAAGGATGGGCAACTTGCTGGTCAACGTCCTTTTGTGATGGATGAGCGCAAAGTTAAGGACATACCTAAAGATGAACGTGATCAGCTGATTGGCCAGCTAGATGCAAATACCACCTTTAAAGAGTTTTTCAAAAAAACAGATGATTTCTTTCAAAAGGAATGGCTAGGTCCTAAACGCTACAAGCTCTACAAAGAGGGAAAGTTTGATTTTGAAAAGTTCTTCGATCCTGAAGGTGAGCTTTATACATTAGAGCAATTAAGACTTCTGGATGAACGAGCTTTTAAAGAGCTGGGTATTTAAAGTAAGGAAGGTATTTAAAATGTCTAAATTATCAATCTGCGAATGCAAAAAGCGCAAGGAAGAACTGGAAAAAGCTCTAACGGTTCAGATTGCAGAACTGGTCAATAAGTTTGAAATCGAAACGGGTGTCAATATTCATGATATTTACCTGAATTTTACTGATGTGTCTGAAATTGATCGGCCTGATCGTTATGTGTTTACGAGCGTCACAGTCAAAACGCTAGAATCTGATTAACTATTTTCATTAATCGTAAGGCACCCAAAAGGGTGCTTTTTTTGTGAGTAAAAGAAATGTCAAATACCGAGCAACAAATTGAAAATGAAATTCAAAGTAAGGGGCTAAATGCACCTCGCTTAATACCGAGTCATATCGATTCAGTTATTAAACATGTTGCCTACTTTACCGCAGGTGATGGCTTTGTTGGAGCAATTACTGGTTCCGCAGAATTTAACAATCTTCCTGAAGAGGAGCGTGTGGTAATTACTCCTCAGGAATTAGACCTACTGACATTTTGTGTAATTATACTTAAAAATGGTTTTACGGTTACAGGTGAATCTGCATGTGCAAGCCCTGAAAACTTTAATGCTGAAATTGGCCGGAAAGTTGCGTATGAAAATGCCCGTAATAAAATTTGGGCGTTAGAGGGTTATTTGCTTAAGGAGAAATTGCAACAACAGTAAATCTCAACAAAGTTCTAAATATTTATCAATTCAAGCGTCCTAAGGGCGCTTTTTTTATTGCCTTGAGATAAGGCACAACTTAACCAAACGAGAGGTTTGAACATGTCATTGCCATTTATTGTAGATTCATTGGACCAGATCCAAGAAGAACATCGTGCTTTGTATGTTGAGGAGGACGGGAAGTTTCGCTTTGACTTAGAAGGTTACGAAGATCCCAAAGGCCTAAAAACTGCACTTCAAAGCGAGCGTGATGCCGCTAAGACTGCACAACGCGAATTACAACGGCTGCAGAAACAGTTTGAGGGTATCGATCCTGAAACCGTTAAAAAGTTATTTGCCCAACTGGAACTTGATGAAGATGCAAAGTTAATTGCTGAAGGCAAGGTTGGCGAAGTCATCCAGAAGCGTACCGAGAAGATGCGTGAACAACATGACAAATTACTGAATGCTGAAAAAGAACGTGCTGATCAGGCCGAAGCCTATGCCAATAAGTTTAAACAGTCCGTAGTTCAAAGCCAGATTGTACAGGCTGCTCTTGAACTTGAAGCCCTACCAGAAGCAACTGTCGATATCGCATTTCTTGCCCAGTCTAAATTTGTATTAGATGAGGATGGTAAAGCGGTCGCAGTCGATTCAAACGGTGACGTCGTCATTGGTAAAGATGGCAAGACGCCATTATCACCAAAGGAATGGGTCGAAACCTTGCGTGAACAAAAACCTTACTTCTGGCCAAAAGCAAATGGTTCGGGTTCACCTGGCAGCACCAATACAAAAACTCAGGTCGATATCACTAAACCTGATGGCTCGGTGAACCTCACCAAACTTGCCCAATTAAGAAATGAAAATCCGCAGCTGGCCAAAGAGCTTGCTGCAAAACACGGTATTAAACTTTAATTAAGGAGAAGGCCAAATGGCTGAAACAAAAATTGCTGATGTAATCGTTCCAGAATTATTCACTCAGTATGTTCTAAACAAAACTACCCAGAAGTCTGCTTTATGGCAGTCAGGCATTGTCGGTGAGCTGGATGTTGAAGTGGCATTTGGAACCCAAGGTGGTTCTACCGTAAATATTCCATTCTGGAATGATCTGGATGGTGAGTCTGAAGTTCTTTCAGATAGTCGTGCTTTAACTGTAAATAACATTGCAGCAGGTCAGGATATTGCGATTTTACATGCCCGTGGTAAAGCATGGGGTGCCAATGACTTAGCCAAAGCATTGTCTGGTGATGATCCATTGGGTGCGATTGGTGATCTTGTTGCAGATTATTGGGCTCGTGAATTTCAGGGCTTTACCGTGAATACGCTTAAAGGTGTGTTTGGTTCTGACAGTATGGCCAGTAATATCCACGATATTTCAGCGGGTGCAGGCGCAGCTGCGGTGATTGACGGAGTTTCTTTTATCGATGCGTCTTATAAGTTGGGTGATGCTGTTGATAAATTAACTGCAATTGCTATGCACTCAGCAACGATGGCTGCATTGGCGAAACAAGGTCTGATTGAAACCGTTCGTGATGCAGATGGTGTTGTGCTTTATAAAACTTTTATGGATCGCCGTGTCATTGTTGATGATGGCATGCCTGTTGATGGTGATGTATTTACTTCATTCCTGTTTGGCCAAGGTGCAATTGGCTTCCAGGATATCGGTGCACCAGTAGGTGTGGAAACAGACCGTGACAGCTTGGCTGGTTCCGATATTCTGATTAACCGCCGTCACTTTGTACTGCATCCTCGTGGTATTAAATGGGCTGGAGCAATGGGTATTGCACCGAACAATGACGGTCTTTCGACAGAAAGTAACTGGGAGCGCGTATACGATCCAAAGCAGATTCGCATTGTGGCATTCAAACATAAGGTCAAATAACGAAAAGGCGGGTAATCCCGCCTTTAGTATTTTTGCCTTTCGGTAATTACGGGAAGGCAGCCCATAACTTTATTTGGAGATCCTCACATGGGACTTTCATCATTTAACCGGGCACGGGAACGACAAATGACACAAGACAAAGTAAATGAACTTGAAGAACAACTAGCTGGCATCAAAGGTGAGTTTATTGCATTCAAAAACGATCCTGATGCAATGAAGGCACGTATTGCTGAGCTGGAAGCTGGTACGGGTGATCAGAACCCAACAGGTGCAGGTAATAACCAGTCGCAAAATGATCAACAAACTGCTGGTGATAACCAAGAACAGGATAAGCCTGTTGATTATTCATCACTCAAGGTTGATGAAATCAAAGCTGTATTGATCGAAAAAGGTATTTCATTTGACGGCGTTACCCGTAAAGATGACTTGCTAGCACTTATCCCACAAGAGTCAAAGGAATAATCCATGAGCTTTATCACTGAACATGAAGCGATTGAACATGTAAAAGGCTTTGATGCTTTATCTACCAGTGATAAGGCTGATTATTTGCAAAAGGCCGAAGCCTATCTGATTGCCCGAAATGTGAAACCTTATGAAGATGTAACATTAGTGCCTAAGGCATTAAAGTTGGCTTCATACGAAATCATTAAGGGCATCATGAAGGGTGAGCTGTACCAAGGGCAGGAACAGGCCTTAAAGCGTAAGCGTGTGAAAGCTGAGGTTGAGTCAGAAAAGGAATACCAGGATGGATCAGTAAAGCTGAATGCCACTGAGCAATACATTCTGGATCTGATTAAGCCATTCACCAAGCGCTCTTCAGTATTTTTTATCCGGAGGATCTAATGGGTTTGCGTGACGAGCTGCAAGCAGACATTGCCGAGGCGTTTAATGAGGATCTGGCAGATGCCGTTCAATCCTTTTCGTGTGAGCGGATCATCAAAACTGATTGGGATCCTCTGACCGAAATGCATAAGACGATTAAAGAGAACTATTCTGGCCGTGGTGTGTTATTTGGCTCATACAATCAATATGAGATCCAGACGCTCGGTGTCTTGGCCACTGATAAAAAGGCTGTTGTTCTGCAGAATGAAGTAACCATGGTTCCGAAAATTGCTGATGAGTGGATTACACCACTTGGTAAGTTTCGAGTCATGCATATTCAGCAGGATCCAGCGGAAACAATCTGGAAATGCCAGTTGAGAAAGGTTTGATATCTTGATCTAATATCCTTCTAAATTAGGGGGATATATGGCAAAGAAAGCGCTTAATGAGAAAATTAAAATTATTGGTTTTTGGACATTTTGTGGAATTTTTTGGTATTTAGTAATTGCATTCTTTTTTAAAAGTGAATACCCACTTTTTAATTACAAATTCAATCCTAAAGATGCATATGATGTCTTAAAAGATGCCTTAACACTGGCAGCTGCTTTTCTGGCTCCCGTTGCTGCTTTTATATTATTTAGTGATTGGAGGGAATCGCACGTTGAGATTCGTAATGAAAATATTGGGTTGGAGTTATATCATTTCATAATTAAAACCAATAATGATTTAGATAGGATAGATATTAAATTTAGATTTAAAAGTTCAAAAATTGAAAGGCCTGAGGACGTTTTACAAAAGGCATATGACATCAAGTTATTAATACTTGAAAAAGGAATGATTGCTTCTTCTTTGGATTCAGATAACTCAACGAATGAGTTAAGAGAGTTTGCTAAATTAACACATTTGTTAATTATGGATATGTGGATGTTCGTTAATTATTTAATTAATTTGGCTTCCTTGAAAGTTCAATTACAAAATATTGATAATGCGGAAAATGAAGGAGAATTACTAAATTTGTATACAGTGCATTTTGATATTTATAAAAAGAAATCAGTAAGCAGAATGCAAAATTATGAAGAATTACATACAGAACTTATTTCAAAGTTAGATGCAATAAAAGTTCAAAATTGACAAAAAACTCGCAACAGCGGGTTTTTTTATGTCTATAAAATAGGAGAATCCATGGTAAATACAAACTATGTGCCTGAATGGTATATGTCACCATTTCAGCACATCCAATACACATTGGCCCGCAATCAACTTCACATGGATCTGTTATTTGATGACATGCAAGAAGCAGATCAGTTCCTCTCGATAGATGGTGCTGCAGCGCAAGTTGATTATTATCAGGCAGGGACTTATGCAGTTGTTCAACTTGGTGATACTTCAGATCGTGATCTTATCGAAGTGTATGGGCTGCTCTTACATGAAGCGGTGCACCTTTGGCAGCAAGTTCGAGTATTGATGGGTGAACGTGAGCCGAGCACTGAATTTGAAGCTTATTCAATTCAAGCGATCGCTCAGGATCTCTTCGAGATGTACCAATCAAGTGAGGTGAAGGATGGGGTGGAAGGGTAAAAAGCCAACTGATTTCGCCGTGCAGATCGTCAGCGATTCAGAAGCGCATGTAAAAAATATTGTGATGGATTCAGTTCAATCCTTGGTTGCTTCGAGTCCAGTCGATACCGGTGCATATCGTGCTTCTCACATTGTCTCTATTGGGTCTGCTGATATGGGTGTCCGTGGACCTGAGGTAAATGCCGATCAGGATGCTGCAGTACAGGCGGTTAAAATCAAGCTGGGTAATCTGGTCTATATCCAGAACAATCTGCCTTATGCTGAACGTCTGGAAAATGGCTGGTCAGATCAGGCACCGCAGGGCATCTATAGCACGACGTTTAACTTTATTTCCCAAAAGTACGGTGGCTGACATGGCAATGACATTAGAGCAGGCGAGACAAGCCATCATTGCTCGCATGCAGGGCTTCACTGGTATCGATCAAGCACGAATCCAGTATCCTAATACCCCAAGCTTTAAGGCGCCTGAAACTGGCTTGTGGTGCCGTTTAACGATTGCTGGTGGATCAAGCTTTATTTCAGGTATTGCTGACAAGCCTTGCACACGGCGAACAGGCACTATTATGATTCAATGCTTTGACCGACTGCATACTGGAGAGAAAGCGATTACCGAGCTCAGTGATGCATTACTGAATCATTTCGAGTATTTTAATATTGATCATCTGGAGTGTCTGCAGGGGCAAGCACTTAATACTGGCAAAGATGGTGATTTTATCCAATATAATGTTGTGATTGGATATAAGATTAATTAACTCAAGCGATTAATTAAAAAAATTTAAATGAATTTTAAAAACCATTCTTAATGTATACTTCTTGTTCATGAAATTATAAATTATAACAAAAGGTAAAAATGAAGAATTCAACATTAGGTTGGGGAGCTGCAGGAATTTTTGCTTTAGCAATTTTCGGTTCTGGTAACGATGATCATTCCAGTAACAATTCCAGCACTGAAAGTTCAACAAATACTGCAGAAGAGATTTTAGAGTCTAAATATATAAACACCAATTCTTTAAATATTAGAGATAAGCCTAAAGGAGGAGTGGTTGGGAAATTAAAGCGAGGTGAAAAAGTTGATATTTATGAACGGAAAGGTAATTGGGTCCGTATTTCATTAACTCCAAACTCACCTCAATGGATTTCTGAAAAGCTCTTATGTGAGATGGAAGAGTGTTATAAGCAAAAAGCTAATGTTTCAAAATCTTCCAATTATCAAACTTTAGGTTCCCAAAGCAACTACTCGAATAGAAGCTCTGAAAAAACGTATTATGATGATAATGATTGTTCTTGTGCTGTAGTGGATTATTGCGTAGGGCCAAGAGGCGGACATTATTGTATTACGAGTGGTGGTAATAAAAGATATAAGCCAAGATAAAACCACATAGATTATTTAAATATACGACCTCCAAAGTGGAGGTTTTTCACTTTAACCACTACCACCTCATCGGTGGTTTTTTTATATCTATAGGAATCACTTATGAGCAATTTTGTTTTTAAGCGCGGTGACACCTTTAACCTGAATTTGCAGCTTGTCGATATGGACGATGCTCTGCAATTTCCACCAGATGATGTGCGCCGTGCGATTAACCTAACTGGATATGTTTTTGGTTCACAAGTTAAAACTCTCAATACTGGTGAAGCCGTAGCCGCGCTGACATGTACAGCTCTAAATCAGACGAACCAGAAAGGTTGGTTAAACGTGAAATCAAGTGCAACTACAAGCACATGGCCACTGGGACTAGTTCAGATGGATCTTAAAGCTGTAGTCGGTGGCGTGACTCAACATTCTGAAACTTTGACGTTTCAGGTAATTGAGGGAGTAACATCTTAATGGCCAATCTCGTTTTTAAGTTTAACTGGGAGCATCGACCTTTTCCCTATAACTTCGCTCAAGGTAAGCAACAGTTTATGTTGCCTTTTGCCTCTGGTATTCCAAATCTGACACCTGATTGGACACAAGTTCAAGGTGTAGGAAATGCGGCAACTAAAACAATAGGCGCAGATGTTGGGAATGTGCCCGAGTATACTAATTCTGGCCTTTCCAGTTTTGGTTATGGTGGTATGGCACCGACAAGCTCTGAAACTGATTTAGATGTCTGGTATCGAAATACACCCCAAAGAACAGGATTTAGAAATGCACCTGGAACCATTTATAGAAACCCGCTTGTAGCGGGCTATGCACCCTCAATTGTTGTAGCAAGAACAAATAAAACAGCAACGGAATTATTTTTACCCTATTACGCATCTACTCGAGCAAATCAAATGGCTGTTATTGCTTGGACACATATTGCAGCTACAGATGTCCTGATGAAAACAGAACAAATCGTTTATACCAGTCAGAACCCGGTAATTGCTACAACCAACAATAGTGAAACAAGTGGAAAGCTGGTAACCGTCGAGGGTACGGGGGAGTTGCGATCTAAAGGTTTCACCGTTGATTCAAACGGCGTATTTAAAGCAGCTTCACCAATTGCACGATTATTTGCTGATTCGCTTGAGCTGAATGATGATGCCGCTAAGCAATCCATTACTTTTGAAAAGATGGATGTAGGAGACTATTTAATTCAAGGTTCTTTAGGCTTTGCTCAAGAAGGCTGGTATATCGAAATGCCAAAGGATGCCAATGGTAATGTCATCGTTGCAGTTGCTTATGAGCAGTTAGAAAATGGTGATATTTCCATTAAGACCTATAAGAAAAAATTCGATATTGAATCAGCATCGATCGTACCAGATTATACAAAGCCGATTGATATTCCAGAAACACGCTGGATTGATATTCGCTTGCATCAAGAGCCTGAACCAGATCCTGATCCTGAGTATGAATCACCTTATGGTGAAACCCCAGCTGAGTTCCAGCCTACGAACTTGTCTCAGGCGGTAGCTGCAGCCTTGGAGGGTGTAGAGCCACCAGAGATCCAGAACGAACCCTCAAACGAATCACTTTAACAACCCGCTCTAACAGCGGGTTTTTTAATGCCTAAAATTTGGAGAACAATAAATGAGTTCAGGCGCAAAAATCCGGTTATATGCTTGTGAAGAAGCAGTACTCGGTACAACTCCAGCAAATCCAGTTTGGTACACTGTTCGCCGTGTATCAGATGGATTATCAGAAAACGTTTCTACTGAACAAAGTAATGAAGTGGTGGATTCACGTTTCCGTCAGGGTGCATCTGTTACTGAAGCTGAGGTGACTGGCCAACTGGAATTTGAACTATCCCTTGGTACTTTTGATTTATTCCTGAGTGTACTAGCCTTTAATAACTGGGCGGCCAATTCCCTAAGCTTTGGCGGTGGTATCCGTAAATCCCTGACCTTGGTTAAGGTTTTTGAAGATATTGGCCAAGTCTTTATTTATCGTGGTGTACAGGTCAACACTGGTGAGATTACGATTCAGACTACAGGAAAGATCACAGGTAACTTTGGTCTGGTCGGTAGTTCGTTTACCCGTCAGCAAGTGAATCCAGTGACTAATCCGGTACCAGCTTCAAGCCGTCCAGTGGTCAGTATGCCAAACGTTGAAAAGTTACTGATCAACGGTCAGTCGATTCAGGGGAAAGCTTGTCTACAGACACTCACTATTAACTTTAATAACAACCTCGAAGCAATCCGTTGTATTGGATCTGGTAAATACACCCCAGAGTTCTACTTAGAGAAAATGATGGATATCGGTGTAAACGGTAATTTCATGTTCTCTGCGACATCTGCCGCATGGATTGATGCAATCAAAACCCGTGATGTGTTTACCTTAGGCTTTGATATCACGGACAACAAAGGCAGTAAGTACTCTCTGAACTTCCCGCAGCTGGAAGTCATGGAAGCCAATCATCCAGACGGCGGTGGTGATGACATCATCACGGTAGACATCAACTTTGCCCAGGTGCGTACCAGCCCAACCATTGTGCGTGCGCTGTTGTAATAAGCGCGTACACAAGTATTCATTTAATTAAAACCAAGCCTATGTAGTGCCATGGGCTTTTTTATTGCTTAAATTTTAGAGGTCGTTATGGCGTTAAAAGTCGGTATTGTACAAAGTTCAGAAGTATCTAAATGGTGCCAGTTCAAAAATGTTGAAGGAAAAGTTCAGGCTGAATTCAAGATCCGTGGCATTGCCTATAAACCGTTTCAGGTCGCGATCGAACGTGCTGGGAATCAGATCACATCCAAAGGCTATGACGTAATGACCATAGATCCAGCTGACAAGCTTTATCATGAGTTATTGATGGATGCCTGTGCTGCGCATCTGATTGAAGACTGGAAGGGCGTATTCTTCGCTGAGGCAGTGAACGGTAAAACGGTTGAGACTGATATGCCTTATACAGCCGAGAACGCTTCCAAGCTCTTTAATCTTGGTGACATTGGTGTGGCCATCTGGTTATTCATTAAAACGGAAGCTCAGAAGATTCAGGAAAATGCGGATAAGGATAAAGCCGTTATCCTGGGAAAGTCATTGAGCTCTACAAGTACCAAAAAACCTATGCGACGAAAACGCCGCACGAAATCGAACAAATCAAATTCTTAGGTGGACATATTCCTGAGCCACCAGAATCATCCTATGCAGCTGAATCAATTCTGCTGGCCTTCAGCACGATTTGCAGATCCAGACGATATGAGCAGGGTATGCCGCTCTCAATAGACCAGCAGGCTATCAATGTTTATGCTGAGCATAATGATGTGCCCGTTGGTCCTCATATCTTTAATGACTGTATTTTTGCTTTGGATGATCTGTTTCTGGAAGAAGCCTATAAAAAGGTGAAGGCGAAAAGTGACAGTGGTCGGGCTAAGTGATGCTTTTATCGTGATTTGAATCACTATTTTCGCTAAAATATGTGATAATTCACGTAAGTTTTCAAGGGGTTGAAAAATATGGATATTGTTAAATTCTTAAAAAGCTTTAATACGGTTGGGTTCTATCTAACTCTAGCCTGTATTTTGCTGGTAGTTCTTATTTTGTATTTCTATTTTATAAATCCTTAAAGCTTCTAGCCAGTTTGAAATTACCTCCTTCGGGAGGTTTTTTAGTACTTTTATTTCAATATAAGAAAATTTTAGCTACATTCCAATCATCATTGAAACAATTGAATTACAACGGAATTAACAAGAGTTACAGTTGATTTGATATAAAAATTATAAATAAAAAGGATTGATAATCATGCTAATCAAAATAGATTCTGAAAACTCTATTAATCCAGCACATATCGTTGCTGTCTCTACGTTTACATCACCTGACGGAATGGTAAGAGTTACGATTGATACTGTGCCTTCTGCAAGTGGCCATGGTTCTTACCAGATAATCACGATGAATGAAGAAGAGGCTGCTCGTTTTATAAAGCAATTATCAGAGAATTAAAGTATTCCGTTCAATATTATTTGAGATAAATGAACCTGCCGTGAGCGGGTTTTTTAATGACTATATGGAAAGTATTTGATAGATTACCTTTAAAAAAAATGAGGATAAACTTATGGGGAAATTAATTACTTTGGTTTTGATCGTATTTCTATTAAGCTGCTCAAAAAAACCACAAGAAAAGTTAGATAAAGATATTAATGATATCGAAAAACGTACCGTTGAGATTGTAAAGGGAAATCTTAATAAACCTGAATCAGCAATATTTAGAAATTTGAATGGTGTGTGCGGTGAGGTGAGTTCTATAGATGGTAATGGTAAACAATCTAAATTTATCAGATTCGTTTTAGATACCGAAAAGCATATCATTAATTATGATTATGGAGCTGGATCGTCAGATCCAGAGTTTGAAGCTCATTTTCAAAAGCTATGGAAGCAAAACTGTGTTCTTAGATAGTTAAAACAAACTCGCCGTGTCTGGGTTTTTAATGACTTCGATTCAACCATTTGATAAATTAGCCCTAAATATAGGATTGTATTTATGGAAAAAATTCTTTTTGCTAGTTTTATTCTTTGTTTATCTGGTTGTGCCAATAAACATGAAAAAATTATGAGTAGTAACTCAGATTTACATTTGAAAAGTAAATCATATGTTGATGTGCCAACTTCTACACACGTGATACCTGCAACTGCAGTAATTTATTGGTTAAAAGTTCCATCATTATCTATTTCTGCTGAAGAACTTGCAGGTAAAGATAGACTTATAATTGTTGATGTGGAAGCTGATAATGGGGGATATATTACTAAGGCAAGTATAAAAAGAAGTTCAGGTCTCGTAGATCTAGATCAAAAAGTTTTAGCTTCCGTTAAAGTAGCTAGGCTGAAGCCCCATAAAGTGAACGGAAAATATCTGCGATTTAAAGCTGATCTTCCTTTTGAATTTACACTTGTGAACTCTTCTAATTAGCATAAATTAATTGTTTTTTTAGCCTAATCTTCCAATTGTTTTTAATGACTTCAATTCCACCATTTACTAAATTACCCTCAAATATGAGGGTTTTTTATAATTTGAATATGAGCTTTAAGATTATATTAGAACAATATTTAGTAATTTTAAGCATTTGTTTTTCATCGTTTTTTGGTTGACTTGTTACCTGTATAATTGTTTATTAAAAGAACAATAAACAAAATATAAGGATTAAAAAATGTCAAAAGGTTATGAATTTGAGCTTTCTGATGGAACCATCTTGCAAGTAGTCCCAAATGATGGGGTTAGTGAATGTTCAGTAAGTTTTGGAGATACTAAAATTGATATCATCACAGATAAGTTTTCTTTTAAAACAGTCTCTCCAAATAATCAGGCTTTTGGAAGCGCTCTAGCAGTTGTGAGATTTGAGCAGAAAGAGTTAACAGTGGAGGAGTGTTCTGATTCATTAACTTCGAATGAAAAAGATCAACCACATATTATGCGAACATGTTCTGATTGTAATGGTCGATATTGCTGTGCTACTAACGGCTGTATTAATTGCGGTTGTGGTTGGGTTTGTGATAGGTAGAGGTTTGAACTAAAGTTTATTTTACATAAGTGTAAATTTTAGCAGAAATGAATTTAGAAAAGCCCCGAGGGGCTTTTTCTAATCATTATTAGGCCTGTTCTTAATAATTAAATCATCAATTTTATAGGTTTGAACATTTTTACTCTTATTTGCTATTAAGCATGATCCTTGGGCACAAAATCTTGTTAGGTGGTAATCTTTAAGTCCCTTTTCAGATTTAGATTCAACTAGTGGGAAAGGAGGAAGAGCATTTACATTCTTAGGTACAAAGGTATCTACAAAATTAAGTTGAGCGTCTTGATACCCTCGTTTAATCGATTTATCACCACTATAAAAAACCCAAAGAAGCAAATTAAGAATGAAAATCAACATAAAGAAATATAGAACTAATTTTAAAAGATTCTGTGTTTCTGATGTTCGCTTTTCATGACCGTAAATATTATATGAAATAGCTTCGCTGGTCATATTTTGCTCGAACATAATCGATTTTGTAAAATTATAAGATTCTTGATTTAACTTTAAAAGCCAACTTTTAAATCCAGATTTCCGTGAAGTTGTTTTTTTCTTTTCACTTTTTGATTCGCTATTAGTAGGCTCGAAACTTAGAAATTGAGCATAGTAAGTTGATATAAATTGGAATAATTGCTCTTGAAAGTAAGGTATTACACGCTTGGAAAAAATAAAGTATATAAGAATAATTCCATTTGCTGTCCATGCACTTAACTTTGTTACACCAAAGTCCCATTGCTTGGAAGAGAATCCGCTAAGGAATGCTATCAAGATGAAAGTAAGCGTTAAATACAGAGTTTCTTCTATAGCTATAAGCAGACCTGTTATTAATGTAGGAATTATGGAAAGATCGTATGGGCTAATTGGATAATTGAAAAACTCTGTATAGCCATAATGGTACCAGTAGCCACACCAATATAAATAACCAGTGAAAATTGAAATAATTATTGCAAGATCAAAGTTAAATGTGAATTTCATAGTATTAAATGCTATTAAGTTCTATTTGTAATTTACCAAAGTCCCATCTGTGTATGGGTTTTTCAGTTTGGAGAAACAATGAAGCTAGAAAATATAGTATTTGTCGAAAATCGTCTACATGAAAATTCGACACAAATGCATATTGAAAATATAGATTTGGATTGTAATGAGTTCTATGTACCTGTGGGTGATTATACTCAACCAATAGGATTTTTAAAGTTCAAGCAAATTGCTAAGAAAGGCTGCTTTGAATTATCCGAACTAGTGTCCCTAGATTGTCCCAACCCAAATCCACAATTTTCGTTGTCAGGTGTTTTATACTCTCGGCAGAAAGCGATCGAAGCCCATCAATCAATTTGTGCTTATCAGCAGGCGGCAGGTCAGTTGCCATGATTTTTGATTCAAGTAACAGTTTGAGTTGATCAGCTTCAAACTTAACTGTAACAACACCCAGTATAGCTGATAGGCCGCCATCATCAGCCAGGAAGTCCAAACCGTTTTGATTAATTGTAGGTAGGTGTATCTGTGGTTTTTTCATCCCATTCATTGATTTGGCGAATAGTAAGCTTCTTTCTTCTACTAGATCATGCTGGATAAGATAAAAGAACCATAACCACTCGAATGAAAAACAAGCCTCGCAATAGCGAGGCTTTTTATTGTCTAAAGGAAAGTGAACATGACGCAAGAATCCCGCTTAGTCATCGTAATTGACTCCCAAAATGCTGAACGCAATGCCAAAGCCTTGGCTGATGAAATGTCTAGAATTACTGAGCATGGCGATTCAGCATCACAATCTACAAAGGACATGGGCAAACAGTTTTCTGTGACCAATAACATTGTCCAAAACTTTAATACTACGGTAAGCAATGCCAACTCATCCGTACGGAAAACGGTTGAAGTCACCAAACAGGCAACTCAGCAGAATCAAAAGTTTTCACAGGAAATAAAAAACACATCACAAGAGCTGGATAAACAGGAAAAGTCGATTCATTCTTATGGGGCATCGATTAAAGCCTTGGCCGGTTTTATGGTGGGTCTTGTTACTGTAAATGAAGCAATTGCCAGAGCTGATGGTGCGACTCAGATGGCCGCACGTATTCGTAATGCAACAGATAGTGCTGCTGAGTTTGATCTTGTTCAGGAGCGTCTATATGAGTCTACAAAAAGCACTTACCGTGCATTAGGTGAAGCCCAAGAGGTTTATTTAGGCTTGGCGGGTGGGATGAAAGCCTTAGGTTACGCCACCAATGATACCTTGGATGTGTCTGACTCACTTTCCTTTTCATTTACGGCAAATGCAGCACGTGCTGACCAGGCGCAATCAGCAATTGATGCATTTTCTAAATCTATGGCCAAAGGCAAAATTGATGCTGATGCCTGGATCTCGATTGTTACCGCTGCCGATAACATTATTGCAGATATGGCCAAAACCACAGGTAAGACTGAGGTACAAATTCGTGAGCTGGGTGCAACCGGTAAAATCTCTTTAGAAGATCTGATCAAGACATTAAAAGCCACCAGAGACTCAAATCAGGAATTAGCGGATGCAATGGAGAATAGTCTGGCAGATGGCCTGACTACATTGTCAAATGCCGTGACCAAATTGCTTGGTGAAATCAATCAGAGTACGGGTGCAACCAATACTGCAGCAGCAGGCTTGGGACTATTAGCCGATAATATTGATATTGTGATGAATGCTGCAATGGCGGGCGGTCTTGCTTATTTAACCAAGACCATTATTGCCAAAACTGTTGCCACCGATACGGGGATTATCTCAACGATCCGCAGTCGTCAGGCATCTGTTGCAAATGCTCAGGCTGAGGTTGCAGAAGCAACAGCAACACTTAATGCGGCTAAAGCACATCTAGCGAATGTCCAAGCGACCAATGCTGAAGCACAGGCTAAATACGGCGCTACGGCAGCGGCAGCACGTTATGCTCAGGCTCAAGCTGCCGTCACTGCGGCTACGAATGCGCAAACAGCAGCGCAAGGACGTCTTGCGGCTGCATCCATCAATGTTGGAAGATTGGCTAGTGGGGCATTTGCCTTAATTGGTGGACCAATAGGTGCAATTACCTTAGGTGTCGCTGGTTTGACTGCAGCTTACTCTTATTTCAATGGTAAGGCAGAGGAGGCAACGGCAAAGTTAAAAGAACAAGCTGAGGCGGCAAAGTTAACTAAAGATGAAATCAAGGCGCTGAGTGAGGAGCAACGTAAAGAGAAGCTTGCTGATCTCGCTGCAACACTGGATGATCAAAACAAGAAGCTGAAGCAACAAGAGCTGGCGGTCGCATCTGCATTAATTGCGATTCAAAACTATGCACAGGGTAATGTAAAAGTTACCGATATTTCAAATAAGGCCCGCCTTGGTACCATTTCATATACTGAAGCGATAGAGCAACTGAAGGATCAGAAAATCCCTTCTGATCTCAGGGATGCATTGCTTAAACAAGTAAGCGCCTATGATGTGGCAGCTGAAACTGCCAACAAGACCAAAAAAACCTATAGTTTGTTTGGGATTGAGGTAGCTCTGGCAGGTAATAAAGCTGAAAATGCGATCGTTGGTCTTGATAAAAATACCAAGTCATTAACTGAAAATGAAAAGGCTGCTTTGGCTGCAAAAGATGCTCAAAAGAAATATGCCGATTCATTATTTGATCGTGATTTTGATGCCCAATTATCACAGAGACTGCTTGCCAAGAACTACACTCCAGCTCAAGTAAAGGCATTGTTAGATTTGGCAAACTGGGCGCGAAAAAATGGTGTGCAGATTACCACTGAGATGTATCAGGCAGCGTTGAGAGTTCAAGCTATTGAGGAGAAAAATAACGAGGTTATAGAGGCTAAAAATAAAGCACTCAAGGAAACGACTGACGAGTTATCTAAGCAACAGAAGATTCTCTCTGTAAATGCCAAGGTTCAGGCCAATGCAGCAAAGTTTGGTTTTTCTAATATCGAATCTAAATACAGTCTGCCAGCGGGAACACTATCTGCGATTCACATGATCGAATCCAGAGGGAATGCCAAAGCATATAACAAAGACACTGGTGCAACAGGTGGCTTTCAGTTCTTATCTGGTACAGCCAAGCAATACGGCGTTAAGGATCGAACTGATCTGGCCCAATCTGCTGAAGGTGCGGGTAAGTATATGTCTTACCTTCTCAAACTGTTTAAAGGCGATTTGGAAAAGGCTGTACGTGCTTACCATGCCGGTGAAGGCAACGTTCAGAAAGGTAAAGGTATTGGTAAATATAACAATCAATACTGGAAAGACTTTCAGGGCTATATGGCAGGCATCAATGGATATTCAGCTGGTGATATTTCATCAAAAGATTTTTCTAAGATGCTTCAAGATGGCACAAAAATGGCCGAAGAGCAGGCACGTTTAAGGGTTCAACTTGAGAATGAAGTTGCTGATCAGCAAACCAAGATTCGAAATGATCTGGCTCAAAAATTAGAGGAGGTTGATAAAGCCAACTTTAGTCCTGAGCGTAAAGCGGAGATTGTTGCCGAACTTAAAGCTCGTGCTGATATTGATATTGCAATCGCTCAACAGGCTTTACGAACCAAACTGGATGATTACAAGGAGTTCCAAAAAACTGAAGCTGAGTTGCTTGAAGAAAGCTTTGCCCGTAAAAAGTTCAATGCTGCCCATGATACTGAGCTCAGCAAGGCTGAACAGAAACAGGCTGTTGAATTGCTGGAGCAACAATATCAGCAAGAGCTAGGGTTGATGCAACTGGCACAAGAACAGCATCTGTTCCAGGCTAAATTAGTCTTGATGTCTGAAACTGAAGCTATGCAGGAACGGTATCGATTAGAACGGGAGGAAATTCTAAAAAATACCAAGCTCAGCATAGAAGAGCGTCAAAAACTGATTACGTTCTCCAAAGCCAATCAGGAAAAGGAGATGCGTGACAAGATTACTGGAGCTGTCGACAACTGGGGCGGTATTCAGGCCGACATGAATGGTACCAGTGATTTCTATAGACAGGATCAGGATCGTTTTAGCCGCCTTGGTGCAGCTCAGGATCTGTTTGATAGTAAGTCAGCAGCGGTTGATTACAACGAGCAGAGTGGTATTGAGGATATCAACTCAAAACTACAAGCTGGTCTTTTATCACAGCAGGACTTTGAAGATCAAAAAACCGCAATCATGCAGGCGGCTCTTGAGCAACGAAATATCATCTATGATGAATATGCTCAAAATGCCCAAGAGATTGAAAACAAGTACCAACAAGATAGACTGAATGCTCAAATTGCTCTCGGTGGGCAAATGATTGGTTCAGTAACATCGATGTTTGGTTCTATGTTCGGTGAGCAATCCAAGGCCTACAAGATCATGTTTGCTGCAGATAAAGCCTATGCCATTGCAGCAGCCGGTATTGCAATTCAACAGAATATTGCTCAGGCGGCGAAAATTGGTTTCCCTCAAAACTTGCCATTAATTGCAGGTGCGATTGCTCAAGGTGCCAGCATTATTAGCAATATCCGTGCAATTAAGGACCAAGGCTTTGCTGAGGGTGGTTATACGGGTAAAGGCGGTAAATATCAGGTTGCTGGAGCTGTGCATAAGGGCGAGATCGTATGGTCACAGGATGATATTAAACGCTGGGGTGGTGTCAATTTAGTCGAGAGTATGCGTAAGAGCGCGAACCCTGAAGCATTCCTCAAAAATAACTCGGCTGACAATATTATGCGCCGTGCACTGATGAGCTCAAATGCCTTTATGGAAAGCCAGAAGAAATCAAACATCTTCAATCAATCGGGAGATGGCCAGATTATCTATAAGGCGAACCAGACTGCAGAGACTCCAAAGATCTCTACTGGTTCGGATCTGTACCATGACGGAAAAGTGTATTTCTCACCGAATGGTTTAGTTCAGGATCGGTCTAATCTTGAGGATGTTTATGATTTCACTCTGGGCAGATCTGCACGGCCACAGGCTGAGGCCATGGCTTCAGTTCAACCGTCAGTACCGACAATCAACTTTAAAATTGAAGTAGTGAACCAGGTGAAAGGAGCAACTGTCGAAGCAGAGCAACTGGATGAGAGTACAGTCCGGCTTATTGTTAAAGATGAGTTGAAAAAGGAGCTTCCACGCGAGGTGCCAAAGATCGTCAGTGATCAAATTAAGGAACCTAGCTCGCCAATCAGTCGGGCTATTTCAACCAACACAACAGCACGGCGTAATCGTTAACCATGTGTTGCCACTTTTCGAGGTGGCTCTTTTAATCTTTAAACTCCAGAGTTAAAGAAAAAGTTGAAAAGTTTTTAAATTAATCATACACTTATTTTTAGGGCTTAAATGAAACACTCTTTTTATTCAAAGTAAATTTATGAAATATTTATCCAATAAGAGAAGAAAGTATTTTGCAAGGGTTAAATATTTTCGTGAAATGCCAATACGGAAAAAGAATGCAATAGCAACTCGCAAAAGAAGATTGAAAAATAAAGCTGAAGTAAAAACTATTGAAAGGGTTACTATTGACTTAAAATTACCCTCTCACATCAATATTCTTAATCCGAAAGCAAGAAAGAGATTAAGAAAAGTAACGAAAAGATTCCGTGATTATTATCATCGTAACGCTGTGTGTCTAAGGTTAGACTTTAAGGATACAAAAAAAATGTATTCTGATGGTACGCTTTATTTACTTGCTGAATTAGAGACACTTACATTAATAAACTCGGAAATTACTTTCAAGATCATTCCATCAGATGAAAAAATTGTTAATCAAGTTCTTGAGCAAACAGGTATTCTTAAGCTTTTAAAGCAAAAGTTGAAATTTGATGATGACGAGTTTGATGAATCAGTAAGGTATTGGAACTATGCTAGTGGACATAATTCTGAAATTGATTCTGCTGACTCAATGTTGGATGACTTTGATGAAATACTTTCTGAAGATACAAGTAAAAATATTTTTACATCTTTAACCGAGGCGTTAACAAATTGTCATCATCATGCATATCAAGAAAAAAGATATCCTAATGAAACCAAAAGTATCAAAAAGTGGTGGTTGTTTTCTCAGGAGAGAGAGGGAAACCTTACAGTATGTGTGTGTGACTTGGGTATAGGCATTCCTCGATCTTTATTAAGAAATACTGAAAATGTTAAAGAGGACTGGTTTTCACGTTTGAAAGATTTTATAAGTGAAAATAGAAGCAAGTATGATAAAGATAGTGCAGCTATCAAAGCAGCTATTGAAATTGGTAACACTAGAACCAATCTCCCTAATAGAGGAAAAGGTTTAAACCAAATTATAAACAAGATTAATACAATGTGTGGACATAAGGCATCAATTGCAATTCACAGTAACAAAGGATCGTATATAATTAATAGAGGGTTCGTGACGGATCTGCCTACTACTGATATCATCAATGGTGTGGCCGTTCCTTATAGTGAATCTATTGATGGTACCCTTATTGTATGGCAAATACCGCTGGATAAGCAGAAAATTGATGAAGCTTTGGTAAAGTCAGATGAGTAAAAGTGTTATGAGAATTAATGTAGCTAAGGATTTTTCTAAGAATCCTTCTGGTCGTTATATCAAAGACGGAAAAACTTCAGGTGAAGTATTTCTAAAAAACTTACTTTTGCCTGCTGTTAATACCCACGACCTAGTCGAAATTAACTTCGATGGAGTACGAGGTTATGGTTCTTCATTTTTGGAAGAGGCATTTGGTGGTTTTATTCGTGAAACTAAGATGTCTCTTGTAGATTTTTTCAAAAAAGTTAAGATCATTACCCAAGATCCTCTTTTAGAGCAAGAAATTAAAGGATATCTTGAAGATGAAGTTCATCGCTTAAGTGTTTAGATGCTTAGATGAAAAATTTCGTTAAGGATATAATTTTACCACTATTACCATCCGCTTTAACCATTATCGGATGGTGGATTGTGGGTACTAGAGATAACAATTCAAAGAAAAATGCTATACACAATAAGAGGGTAGAAGCGGCAACGGAATTGATTGATAAAATTCTAGACGATGCAAAAAGTTTTTATTTACAATCGGGTAGTACTCCTGCAGCTCAAAGTACTAGATCTTTAATTATAAGTAATTTTAAAAAATTAAGTTCAATAATTAATCTACTCTTGAAGGAGTTAAATCCTTCAGATAAAAACTCATTGTCATCTACTTTTATTGAATACAAGAAAATAGTTACAGGTGGGGAGTTTGAAACCCCTTCGAGAAATGCTGTCGCTAGTTCTAATCAGTTTTATTCAGATATTGATAGTTTTTATAATGAGCTTTATATCGAATTAGAAAAAACATATAAAATTTAAATCACCTCTTAATTTAATATTAAGTCAAAGAACCCGCGAAAGCGGGTTTTTTATTGCCTAAAGGAAAGTTTATGTACAAGTTAAAACTTAATCCTCAAACGAGCGGCTATGGCGTGACACCAGGTGATGATGTGAAGCGCCAGCAGTTTGATGGAGGGCGTGGCCGTTATTACATCGATGTAAAACGTAATAGCCACATCGTTGACGTGAACTGGAGCTTAAGCAAAGCCGACTTCAATAAGATGATGGCTTTCTGGCGGGTTTACCAAAATCAGCCAGTATCCTTCTATGTGGATCTGGTGATCGATCAGGGCACACGTCAGCAATACCTGTGCAACTTCATGCCAGGTACTTTCAAAACCAATGAGGTTAACGGCAATTTGTACCGTGTTAATGCCCAACTGGAGGTTGTACAGAATCAAAAAGACTTGGCAGCTGATCAAGCGCTTATCAATGATTGGGTGGTGTGATGGATCAGGAATATGCAAAGTTCTTTCTTAATCGTACGGTCGATATTTATCAGCTGGAATGTATCGAGCTGACACATCCATCATTCATCAATACCTACCGGGTAGTCCGTAATGATGATCAGGGTGTTTATGTTCGGCACAAGGAGAATGACAGCCAGCTGTTCTATGAATATCTGCCTGCCGAGATCCAGCGATCAGGCATGTTGGGCGATCTGGACCAGTCCTTAACGATTTCAATTTCAGGGCTTGGTGATGTGCTGCCAGATGAGTTTGAGCGGGTGATGGAAGGGCAATATCCCGATATTAAGCCAACGGTAAATTACCGGCTCTATAGCTCAGACAATCTCAATGCACCGATGTATTTCTTGCTTGGCCTGCAACTGTCTGGCGTGGCCATGGATCACAAGGCAGTCACTTTCAAAGCTGAGTCACCGCGTTTGAATACCGCCAAGACGGGCGACATTTTTTCGCTGGATCGCTTCACTGGTCTCAAGGGGGCATTATGAAAGGTCATGACCATTTACTTGATCGGCAATACGATCAGGAACGTTATAACTGTGTTCACTTTGCCCATGAAGCCGCACTAGACCTGTACGGGATTGATCGGGGTGAAGCACTGGAACTGTTTATGCAGCCTAAAGGCAGTATTGAGTTCAAGCCATCCAGAATAAAGCTCTTAAATCCGCTGCCCATGCCCAAGGAGGGCTGCATAGTTGCTTTCCACCCAAGACTGAGAAACAAGCCCCCGCATGTGGGGCTTTTTCGTGGGGGGAAGGTTTTGCACCTGATGGAAAGCGGAGTGTCTTATTTATCTGAACAAGTCGTAATGGTAATGGGGTTTAATCGGGTCAGTTACTATGATTAAGATTATTTATAAACAGGATCCTTTATCTGAAAAGAAGGTGGTAGAACGTGCTCCTACCTTAGGGCAATGGCTCACATCAAAGTATGAGTATATGCCCGAGCACCTGCGTATCTTCCACAATCCGAGTGATATGGAGCATGCTGAAATTTCGGTGGCCAACGAGGTTACACCGAAAAATGCCCATGATCTGAAGCAGCTGGATTTTCTACCTGGCACATTCATTGTGATTGAGAATCCGAAGGGGATTCCTGCATTGATTGCTGCAGTGGTATCGTTAGTTGTTGGCCTTGCTGTTGCATTACTGATGCCAACGCCTTCGATCGCACAGACCAACCAGAATAACAACCAATCCTCATCCGCCAATAACGAGCTTTCAAGCCGTGAGAACAAGATGCGGGTAAATGGCCGTATTGTGGATCTGTTGGGTGCTGCAAACGATACACCTGACCTGGTGGCTGTGCCATACAAGATATACGAGAACAATGTCGAGGTTGAGCATATCGTCGGGTGTATTGGTCGTGGTCATTACCATATCAATAATGCTTTCGATGGCGAGACCAATATTGTCGATATCGCAGGGGCATCTATTCAGGTTTATCGTCCTGATGTCGACATTGTTACTGGTACCCCATACTTTGCTCTCGGCAGCGAAATCACGACGCTACCTTTGTCTGCACAGCAGCAAAATTCAGTCAACGGCCAGATCATGCGATCTGCTGATACACAAACAGCGGAAGGTTCTAATTACCTGCATTTTGGGTATCCGAATGAACTGTTAAGAGCTTCCGCGGATCAAACGGATTTGACATCCAAGTTTGTCAGCAATGACCAGGTGCGGATCAGTAATGCTTCATTTACGTTCAATGGCCAGACTTACGATTTAAACGGTACATACAGCGTTCTATCTGTGGCTGACGACCGCATGGCGTTATCTAATCCAGCAGCGGTCAATCCCAACTGGCTTAAATTAAAAGAGCTTGCGAATCAAAAGACCAGTGCATTATCGCCCCGTATTAGTTCAATCGGTGAGAAGTGGATCGGGCCATTTACCCTAGACAATGTTGAGCGCAACCGTGTCCTGTGTAATTTCGTGGCAACCAATGGCCTGTATGCCGTTTATAACGGCAATATTCAGGGGGCCTTGAATATCACCCTTGAGGTGGAGGTGACGCCGGTCAATAGCGAGGATCAGCCGATAGGTAATCCAATGGTTCAGCGCATTACCATGAAAGGCTCAACCAAGTCGCGTCAGACCGTGGGCGTTACGCTGGACATGACCACATTTCAGGGCCGTTGCAGTGTCCGTGCACGTCGTGTAACCGGCGCAATCAATGCACCAAGTGTCGTTGATGAAGTGAAGTGGCAGGCACTTTACGGGGCTTTCCCACTACAGAGCACCAAATATCACAGCGAAACTGTTTTCCGTGCCAGAACCTATGCGACCACAGGCGCTCTATCAGTCAAGACACGCAAGATCAATTTTGATCTGCAGCGGATGTTGCCGACTTATAAAAATGGCGCGATGACCACTGAGTTGTACCCGACATCGAGCTTTGCTGATGCGCTGGTTGCAATGGCACTGGATGAAAAGATCGGTCGTCGTACTATTGATGAGCTGGATCTCGAAAATATCTATCGGACTTACTTTGAGATAGTGGATTACTTCGGTACACCGCTGGCTGCCGAGTTCTGTGCAACCATTGATGATACCAACCTGTCTTTTGAAGAGCTGGTGACCAACGTTTGTGATGCAGTGGGGTGTACGGCATATCGCCAGAATAACAAGCTCAAGCTGTATTTTGAACGGCCTACGGATAACTCGGTACTGTTGTTTAACTTCAGGAATATTTATCCAGAAACCTATCAAAGGGATCTGAGCTTTGGTGTGATGGATGACTATGACGGCCTGATCTATGAATACACGGATCCTGTTGACGATAGCCGTATCAATATCTATCTGCCAGACAAGGGTGCCAAGAATCCTAAAGTGGTGAAATCGGTCGGTGTACGTAACAAGTGGCAAGCTCACTTTAATGCGTATCGGTTGTGGAACAAGATGCGCTTCCAGCGTCGATCGATTACTTTTGATGCTGCATCTGAATCTGAACTACTTGTTTTGAGAGATCGTATTGCAGTAGCAGATTATCGTAATGGTGTTCACCGGAGCGGGGATGTACTTCAACAAGAGGGTTTAATCCTCACTCTCAGTCATGATGTGGAGTTCATTGCAGGCAAAAGCTATGTGATTTATTTGCAGATGAGTGATGGTAGCGTGGATCTGATTCCTGTGACTGCAGGTGCGGCTTCAAACAAAGTCGTGTTGGGACGATTACCGAATAGTCCACTCAAGCTCAATCCTGAGGATTACATCAACACGACTTATATCGTGGTGAATGATGATACTAAAGGCTCGTTACCTTATCTGGTGGCCAAGAAAGAACCTGTAGGCAAGACGAGCAATAAAATCACCGCCATCAACTACGATGAACGCTATTACATGAACGACAAGGACTTTACTGACGCACCAGTGGATGACACGCCTCTTTACATCCGTTATGACCAGCTTGATATCAATCTGGCTCGTCTATATCAGATGCAACGGGGGGATTTGCCAAAGACTGGGGAAATCACTTTTATTGTTGAGCCTGGCATTCTTATTTTAAGTTCGAGTGCTTATCGGGATGAGCTGAAACTCATTTATCAACACCGACCTGATATGCCTAAATCTGTCTATACGGTTCCTGCGATGAAGGAAGTACCTGCAATCGATACTGGTCAGTTCCCGCCAGATCTGGTGGTAAACCTGATCATTAAGGGCACGGTCATTGGTCGAGGGGGTGATGGTGGTGTAGCTCATGCCGCATATCGTAGCGGTACATCAAACACTGCTGATGATGCCTATACAAAAACACGGCGCGATGGGTATGCAGGTGCACCTGGCTTGGTGAACCAGCACAGCAAAGTAAACCTGATCATTGATGGCGGCATCGTGGCCCGTGGTGGTTCTGGTGGAGGGGCCACGCCAAGTGGTTTGAGCAACAGATATGCTTACGGGCTTATGGGTGTACCAGGCGGTGGCGGTGCTCCGTATGGACGGGTTCTAACCAACGTACCAATTGCACAAGAGGTACCAAGATTCAGGGCATTCTTTGACAACAATTATATTGTCGACAAGGTGAGTGATGCCACTTTTGATACACCAGGAAAAGGTTATCAAAAACTGGATAGCGATTATTCATCACCTGTTTCTGGTGGCGGTGGTGGATGGGGCCAACGCGGTACCAACTCAGTGAATACCGGCACATGGAACTGGAGCTATCATGGAACTCTTGAAGGGCTGGCAGGGCCAGGTGGACCAGCAATTATTGGAATCCCATTACAGACATTAGAAGTTATTAACGGAGGGCAAATCTTGCAAACGCTCTAACAGCTTTAATTCTTATTTAAGCACCCAATCGGGTGCTTTTTTACATTATTAATTATGTTCAAAAAACAAAACCCCTAGTTCCAGAAAACTAGGGGTTTTTAACTTCAACTAGTAGCGCTGACTTCTAGCTAGAGCTGAGGTAATTATACATTCTTTGAACCCATTTTTGTTGGGAATAACTGAAAAAAGTATTAATCCGACTTCCTTAGTTGGTTTTATTTCTTAGATATCTGGAGATAGACATGACAGAAAAGCAGGGGGCTGTTGAGGCTGCAGCAAATGCAGCCGCAACAGCAACCAAATTTAGTTATACAACATACACAAGTGCAGGGGTGAGCGTGGTGTCTTGGTGGGCTTCAATTGACTGGATGGCGGTACTTGGTGTTGTAGTGGCCGTGGCAACATTCATTTTAAATCTCTATTACAAGCGTAAAGAGAACCAGCGTGCCGATGAAATCCACCAGTTGCGTAAGAAGCAATATGAACAAACGAAAGAAAGATTAAAAGGGGATTGTGATGACAAGTGAACAGACTCGGGCTTATTTGGCCTTTGCTCTCGTTGGGTTGATGTTTGTATTGGTGATTGCTTTATTTTTCGTGGACATGCCACGAGAGAACAGCAACCTAATCAATACAGCACTGGGCTTTATTGCTGGAGCAATGACAACAGCCTGTGGCTTCTACTTCGGTAGTTCAGAACAGGAAAAGAAGAAAGAAAAAGATTTCTAGATTTGATAATCAATAAACAGCCGCCTTCGGGCGGTTTTTATCCATACAAGATTTTTTATTATTTTATAGGAGAATATTGACTTCATTTCACAGAAATAGAGTGTTAAAAATAAAGAAGGTTATTTTATTCTACTCAAGAATAATTGATTATCAAAAATAGAATTTAAATAGATTCTTAGATGAAAATAAACGAGCATAAATTTAAAAGTGTACTTGTTTATAAAAATTGAAGAGGTAAGATATGAGTCTAATTAATAATACAAATAACAATTATTATGCTACACCAGAAGATTTTGGTGCTATAGGTGATGGTATACATGATGATCGTTCAGCTTGGCAAAGTCTTCTAAATACTAAACCTGTTAATATTAACTGCAATCCGAATGCAACTTATTATCTCAGTGGTGAAGTTTTCACTAGAAATAGTGTCAATATTTATGGCAATGGAGCTGTTTTTCTAAGTTCTAGTCCATTGTGTTCTAATAGCATGAGCTATAAAGACATTATAGGGACTTATAGTAAAGGTGATGTAGTATTAAATCTTTCAGATACTATTGATATCGCTGTTGGAACGCGTGCACTAATTTATTATGGTTGTGATAATAACGATAGTTGGTACATTGCAAACCAGCGCAACCCAAATGAGTTAGGAATAACCTCTCAATTGGTTACAGTGGAAAGTATCAATGGTTCTCAAATTACAATCAATAAGGGTTTGGACCAGCCTCCTTACCAGGGATATGCATTTAGATTACATTTGATTAATGATGAACAGCCTATAATTAATGATTTAAATTTTCATATACAAGGAAAAAATTATGCAAATAAATATTCTTGCAATATGACGTTTAATCGCTGTTCTTTCTCATATGTTGGTTCGGAAGATAGATTAAGTGTTCGATTTCAAACTTGTTTCAATATGATCTGGAAAGAATGTACTTTTAATGAATTAACACAATTAGGTATAAACTATGGTTCGTCTAATTGTGTAGTAGAACAATGTACATTCTTCGATGGATATCCACATGACGGATTACTTGTCACGTATGCTGGTTGTGTTCATATCTTAAGCAAAAAAAATAAATTTCTACATAGAAACGGACCAATATCAAATACTGTTTCAGGCGTATATTTTGGTGCTAAGAGTAGATATTGTGCTTCAGAAGATGACTATGTAGATGGAATTGGATTAGGTTTCCGAGCCATGTTCGGATGCTTATATACGACATTTTCCAGATTCATTTCAAAGCATACAGTTGCCACATATGCTGCAATCATTTCTTGTGCACAATATACGACAATTAAGAGTTGTAAGATTTACGGAACGATACGAACTTTAGATGTTGATCATTTATACATCGTTGATAATTATTTGTTATCTAATTACCATGGGGTGGGAACACCACCATTGATGATTGATTTAAATCGGATTGACTCGGCAGTAAGAGCCAATGATTATGCAATTATAGGTAATATTATTCAGGGAGAACTACGCTCTTGGGTATCGGTCGACAATCTAATTGTGGAAAGAAATAAGGCGGAAATTTTTAATACCGTAACAAATGGATCCTGTGTAAATGTAAAAATCTCAGATAATACATTTGGTTGGTTACGTTTGTATGGTGTTCTTGGGGGATCAATAACAGGGAATAATATTGATTACACCACATTGGATGACTCTGCTTTAAGTAAACCAAGTGCTGTTGAATTTGCGCAGCATAATTATTTAGAAGATTTTTCAGGTAATCGGATCAAGCATCCAGCTTTAGGGATCTATCGAGGAAATACCTCTCCATTATGTGCAATTAATTTCAGCACAGGTAACAATGTTATTGCTCCAATAGATTGTAATCTTGGTGTTACTTCTGCTTCTTCACCATCGAATGAAAGTGCTGCATCAAATTATATCAGCGCGGGTGGAAAGGCATGTCTAGATGGTTATGGTGCAAAACATCAGCGGTACTGGTTATGGTTAGGATCGGAATGGGTACTAGCAGATAATACTGGAATTATTGCAACTTATAATCTCTCCTTTAAGCCAAACGCTAATGGCATATTTTCCGCTTCACCAAGGACACTTAAACCGATTTCTATTGGTGATAGAGTGATTGTTAACTGTCCAATGTTAAATCCGTCAGAAGGAGAATACCTTGCTGAAGTTACAGCTCAAAATACACTGCAAATTTTTTATAAAGATTATACGGGAGCACCAAGTGTTGTGAACCATACGGTATACGTAACAGTTTCTAGATAAGTGACTGTAAGAAATCTTTGTTTAAAATTTTAATTAGCTTAAATCTAAAAAATATTACCCATAACCGGCCTATTAAGGTCGGTTTTTTATTACCTATAGGAAAGTGAAATGAATAGAAAACCATTCTTTGATGAAGCACGTAAGTTGGCTGGTGGTAAATTAACACAGGCTCAAGTGGATGAATTAAACAAAGTAGTTGATAGTCTAAATCCCTCAAAAGGAAAGACTACAAGTCAGGTGGGTATCAATCTGATTATCAGTTTTGAAGATTTGAAGCTTGATGCCTATGATGATGGTGTAGGTGTCTGGACGATCGGCTACGGTACCACGGTATATCCAAATGGTGTGAGAGTTAAGCAAGGAGATAAGTGCACATTAGGCCAAGCCAAGGTATATTTTGCGCATGACTTAAACCGTTTTGAGAAAACAGTGAATCAAAGTGTGAAAGTTTCAATTAATCAAAATCAGTTTGATGCATTGGTCAGTCTCACTTACAACATCGGTGAGCAGGCATTTAAAGATTCAACTTTATTGGCCAAACTAAACAAGGGAGATTATCTCGGTGCTGCCGATCAGTTTCCACGTTGGAATAAGGGCGGTGGCAAAGTACTGAAAGGTCTTGTTCGTCGACGTGCTGATGAACGAGAGCTTTTCTTAAAAAAGTAATTTATCACTGTAGGCGCTCAGTGATATCGATCATATTTAGCGTCTGTATTTTTGTTCTTTTATCTGGCTGCTCGGCGCACACGATCAACAATAATATTCATGTTGGGATATGTGTTAAAGCCCTCTGAAGAGGGCTTTGTTATCTTAGAGATTAGTAATTATATTTTTAAAAAACCATCAGTTATATCGACCTTTCATTATTTTTGAAAAAATTAAGTGATATAAATTTATAATAGAAGTCGTTGCATATTTTCCATACTTTTCCCAGAGAGGGGTTCCTAATAAGTTGAGTAAAAATGCAATTGTAAAAGCGCCTATCATATCTAAAGGAAAATGAACTCCAAGATAAATTCTCGAGAAAGCAACTAACCAAGCTAGAACTAAGAATAGATAACCTATACTTTTTTTACAAAATAAATAGGAGAAAGCAATAGTACTAAAAAAGAGCATATGGCTACTTGGAAATGAACCACTCGGAGCATGCTCAATGAGTGTTCGTCCCACTCCCATAACGAAAGGGCGTGGATGGTAGAAATAACTGGAAATTATTTTTCCTATAAGAAAGGCTAATAAAGTAAAAATCGTTGCTTTAATGATCTGTTTTTTAACATCATAATTACCTTTAAACCATGAAATTAAAAAAAATAAAATAATTATATAAAGCAAATCATTAGCGATGAATATAGCAGCTTTTACGGCCCAATCGGTAGCGATATCTGAAGCATTTAAAGAATGAAATAAACTTAAGTTAAATTGTTCTAAAAACAT